GCGTCTCCACATTCTCTCTTCGTCAGCTTCGGGAACGAGGCCTTCGTGTCCGCGCCGCGGCAATAGAGCCAGCCGCCCACCGTGCTCAGCTTCGGGAACGAGGCCTTCGTGTCCGCGCCGCTGCAATAGAGCCAGCCGCCCACCGTGCTCAGCTTCGGGAACGAGCACTTCGTGTCCGCGCCGCTGCAATAGAGCCCGCCGCCCACCGTGCTCAGCCGCGGGAACGAGCACTTCGTGTCCGCGCCGCGGCAATCGAGCCCGCCGCCCACCGTGCTCAGCTTCGGGAACGAGGCCTTCGTGTCCGCGCCGCGGCAATCGAGCCCGCCGCCCACCGTGCTCAGCTTCGGGAACGAGGCCTTCGTGTCCGCGCCGCTGCAATAGAGACCACCGCCCACCGTGCTCAGCACCGGGAACGATGCCTTCGTGCCCGCGCCGCTGCAATCGAGCCAGCCGCCCACCGTGCTCAGCTTCGGGAACGAGGCCTTCGTGTCCGCGCCGTAGCAATTGAGCCAGCCGGTTATCTCCTCCACCCCCGAGTAATCCACGGACGGATTGTAGGTAACATCGCCTTCGATTTTCGTTCGTGCTTTCATTTTCACTTTCTCCGTTTTCATCATCCCCTCCCCTTCAGCGCGGCGCGGGCACGCTCGTGCGGACACGGCCGCTCGCCCAACGAATGCGTTTGACAGTACCCATGGTGATCGTACCTGCACGCCTCGTCGGGATCATGCAACTCGTCCACCAGGCCCCGCAGCCTCTCGCACTCGGCCTCCAACTCCGCGATCCGCTCGTCCAGTTCGCACACCTCGCAATTGAACGAACCGTGTCGGCAGGCACCGGGTGCGCCGGAGTATCCAGAACCTTCGATGACGACCGTCAATTTCTTTTCGTCGCTCATTCGCCACCCCTAATTCGCCGTCACGGCGAGTTGCGCCAGTGTGCCCGCCACCTTCTCCAACGTCACCTTGGCTTGCGCTTGCATCTCGGCCGTGACCTCTCCGCTTGCCATGCGTTGCGCGATTTCGACCAGACCGAGAGCCGCTACGGTCGCAGCGTTGGCCCTCACGCGGTAGCCAATGATGTCCAGGCGGAGTTGCGCCTCGATACCGGGCGTCTGAATGAGCGTGGCCTCGATGTCTCGCACGGCCGCGAGTTTGAGCGACGCGGTGTCGAGGTTGGTGAACAGGTCATGGTCACCGCCGCAGGCGGCAACGTAGTTGTGGACGGCGGTCCAGAATGCGGCTCTCCAAGTCTGGGTTTCGTCGGTCATTTGCACAGCCTCCTCTTCAGCGGACGTCGAACTCCTTGGTCATCCCGCACTCGCACGTCACGAGGTGCGTACCCTTGCCGAACGCGCGGCCGGTGGACTTGACGGCGCTCGGGTCCAGCATCGCCCCGCACTCAAAGCAGCCAACCTTGCACGCGGCCATCGCTGAGGCGTAGATGGGGTATCGCTTGCCGTCCACCGGGGCGTTTCGTTTTTTAGGCATCCGTCCACCTCCCTCATACCTTGCGCCCGTTGTTTGCAGTTGTCAAGCGGTTTGCAGTTGTAAAGCGCGCAGGTCGTCAAGCAGTAGTTCCGCCGTCCCGACAACGCGCCCGCACCCGTCGCACACCCGGTCGCGGACAGTGTACAACGACTCCGCCATCCCGATGCGTTCCAGTTCTTCCTCGACTTCGCGACCGAACCGTCCGGCTACCACCGTGTGGGGCTCACGCGTCTGGCGCACCCGTAGGCGACCTCCGCAGCGTTCGCAGTTCATGGGTTGACGAGCGTCGGCACCGGGCCGCAGTCGGCAACCACAGGGGCCGTGGCGACCTCTACCGCTTCCACGGTCGTTGCCAGCGCGGTCCTCAACGTCTCGACTTCCGTCAACGCCACGTCCGCCGCCTCTTCCGCCGCGATGCGCTCTTTGACCGCCACGTCGCGCGCCTCTCGCGCTGCTACCAGGGACGCCCACAGTTCGGAGCCCTTCGCCCGGAGCTGGTCGACCTCGCTGGACAGCGCCGCGTTGGCTTCGTCCATCGTCGCGAGTTTCCGCTTGTGCCCGAGTTCCGCCGACTTCGCCTTGCACGCCTCGGTCACGGCCAAGTGCTTTATGGATTCGACCTCAAGCACCCGATTGCTCATCTCGGCGATCGCCTTCTTGCGGTCGTTGCGGATGGACTTCTCTGCGGCGAGTTCGGCTTCCAGTTTCGTCACGCGCTTCAAGGCCGCGTCGCGCTCGCCTTCCACGGCCAAGGTCGCGGCTTGCGCGTCCTTTACCGCTTGCTCGGGTACGAGGCCCAGGAATTCGCCTAGTGTCGTTGTCGGTTTGTCGGTCATCGATCGTCCTTTCGTTTGTCAGTCAACGTCATCGTTTTCGCAGCTCGCGGCGGCCAATCGTTCCTCTTCCCGCGTGGGCCACGGAATTCTACTTCCAAGGTGCTCCCATGAACAACTGGCGCGTCCTCCAACGGCATGAAGACCACCTGGGTAGTGGAACCTTGTCGCCGTGAACCATTCCTCCCACCCTCTATTGCGCTCGCGTTCCCTTTCTAAGTCCGCCTTGCAATCGTTGAGTTCGTCTTCATCGTCTATGATTGAGTCCAGAAATTCGATTCTCTCAACCAACTCCTCTCGCGTCTTGCCCTCGTGTGACCACGGGACTATCTCGACGTGCGAGGTGCCGACGGCGTTGGGTATCGCAGAGTACGAGCGACCGTCCTCGGATGCTACGTAGAAGCCGGGGCAGAGATTCACCTTGTTCATCGCTTCAACGATTTCGTTCAGCGTCGCCTTCGCCGGATTCGCACCGATGCTTTCGAGGGCGTCCACCAGCCCGTCATCAGGAGATGAATCCACCTGGTAGATCGCGGGTTCGCACTTCGCCGGGTCGGGCGTTCCGACCATATCGCGGAGCATCCGTATCGATTCGTTCCAAGGCGAGTCGGGGTCGCTCGTGTCGCCGATGTCGACGGCACGCAATCGGCGCACGGCCTCACACGCTTGTGTGACCTTGTAGCCGTCCAACATGCCGCCGTCCAAATTGATTCGCCTAGCCGTCTCTTCGGCTCTCACGAACGCAGCCGCCCATACCATCCGCTCGCCTTCGGTCATCATGGTCCACCTCATTTTTGGCTTGCCTTGCGTGTCATTCGCAGCAGCCAGCCGACGAACCATCCCACCTTGTGTCCGAGGTGAAACCCGTCGCACGTTGGGCAGTAGTACGGCTCCAACTCTATCCCCTTCTCCAGCATCTTGGCCACAGCCATCAACGCCGTAGAGTGCCGACCGTACCGCACCTTGCCACCACACGAATGAGCCCTATCAGCCTCGCGACTCTGCGCATCCGCAAACGAAACTCCGAACTTTCCTAGAAGTTCATTCGCCTCCTCTGCATTTTCGGCGGTGTGGATAGTTTTCGTGACAGTGATTTTCATCCCGTCCACCTCTCCCCTCTTCTACTCCCGCCGCTTGCCAATGTCAAGCGGATTCAAGCCACTCCACGAGGTCGCGTACGTGCAGGAATACCGGGATGCCCAGCCGTTCCGCTTCCGCCTTCTCCGCGACCGCGCCCACCGATTGCGCCCACCCTGGCACCATGAGAACGGCGTCGCACGTCCTCATCTCCGCCATCGTCGCGTCGTACCAGAACTGAGGTGTCTGGATTCCCGAGAAGCAGTGCCGCGTGTTGATACGGGCAAGAAAAAGGCCGGTGCTAGAACACCGGCCCTTTTACATAACGGTTCCGGGTAGGAACCCTCCCCTGCAAGGGAAATCCTACCACCGACGTCGGAACTCGTCAACCTTTTACTAGCGCCCAGCGTCGGGGCGCGGCTTATCCACTGGGTAAGGCCAGGAAGGGACGGGTCTGCCATGAGAAAGTCATTCCGGTTCCGTATTGCTCTTCGTCTCGGGCGCTTCTCACTTGAAGTAGAGATAGCACAGCCACGCCTGTGATAGACGCCCTCACCTGAGTTATCGCAGGCTCCGGGGCCGCCATCCGAGAGGGCGGAACGGCCCCATCTTTTTTCTCTCAAAATGATTTTTAGCACTTGACAATGCTTGAGCGAAGAAGCATATTATAGTTATGAACAGGATCACAAAAGAGAAGCAGGTTCGGATCGTCGCGGCGCTGGTCGAGGGCAACTCGCTGCGCTCCACGTCCCGCATGACCGACACCGCGATCAACACCGTCATCAAGCTGCTCCTGGACCTCGGCGCGGCTTGCGATGCCTACCAGCACAAGACGCTCGTTAACCTGCCGTGCAAGCGTGTTCAGGTCGACGAGATCTGGAGCTTCGTCTACGCCAAGCAGAAGAACATCCCCGCGAACATGCGCGGAGAGTTTGGCGTCGGCGACGTCTGGACCTGGACGGCCATCGACGCGGACTCGAAGTTGGTTCCCTCTTGGCACGTCGGCGGTAGGAACGCCGAAGACGCCGCGCAGTTCATCTCGGACTTGGCCTCCCGCCTTGCGAATCGCGTTCAGCTCACGAGCGACGGTCACAAGCCGTACCTCCAGGCTGTCGAAGGCGCGTTCGGTTCCGAGATTGACTACGCGGTGCTCATAAAGCTGTACGGCACGGACCCCAACGGCGAGAAGCGCTACAGCCCGCCCGTGTGCACCGGGACGGAGATCGACACGGTCACCGGCAACCCCGACCCCAAGCACATCTCCACGAGCTACGTAGAGCGCCAGAACCTCACGATGCGGATGAGCATGAGGCGGTTCACGCGGCTGACCAACGCCTTCTCGAAGAAGGTTGAGAACCACATCGCGGCCGTCGCGCTCCACTTCATGCACTACAACTTCTGCCGGATTCACAAGACCCTGCGCGTCACCCCGGCGATGGAAGCGGGAGTCGCGGATCATGTGTGGAGCATCGAAGAACTCGTTGGCCTTCTCGACCGCTAGCCCATGTCACACCTGTACGGGTTGATCTTCGCTCCGGAGTAGGGGAGCATGAACCAAACAACCAATTCACGGGGGAGGTCCACATGGCGTTTTCTCAGGAAGTCATCGACAAGGCTTGGAAGAACTGCGGAGGAAAGTGCGAGTGCGTGCGCACCACCCACGCCCACGTTGGCAAGCACGACAAGGTTCTCACGAAATCGGAACGCGGGAGAGAAGCGACGGGGGTCGGAAAGTGGGAGGCTCACCACAAGGTGTCCGTCGCGTCTGGAGGAGAAGACATCGCCTCAAACTGTGAAATCCTGTGCTGGGATTGTCACTCCAAGACGTTCTAGCCGTCGCAAGCGCCATTCCTTCAAAAGAGCCAGCGCGGTTGCGTGAAGAATCGTCCATCCGCCTGGACTTAGAGCGGCTTCTGCCGCCTCTGACATTCTGCTTTTTCTAGTGCAAAGCAAGTCTCCGTCCGGACCCGTCCAGTTCCCGACGAACCACCTGGGGCCGAATGTGCGACTGAGAAAACCACCGGGGCCAGGGTGCGCGTACCAGACAGCGGACCACCCGAGGCGGTGCGCGACGATCTCAGCGATCACAGTGCACCCCCAAACCGCTCGTTTTTCCAAACTGATACACTACCCGCGTGTTGGCGTGCGGAATCACGGGGTAGCAACCCGCCAAGGAGACCCGGTAGCCGACCGCTTCGGCGTTGCGAACGTTCTGCTCTTCTGTCCAACGGTCGGGCGAGGTGTACGAACCGCAGATGAAAACGCGCTTGATTTGCCGAGCTTCGAGCGCCGCGCTGAACTTGTCGACGTGCTCTTGGCTCATCGCCTTCCCTCCCACGCCCCGGCCGTCATCTCGACCGTGGCTTGCTCGTGACCGCATACCGTACAACGTCGCCAGCGCAACCGCAGCCGCGTCTTGCCTTCGTCCACGTGCTTCGCAACGTCTCGCCCGAGCGCGAACAACACGACCCGCACACGAGCATCACCGTCAAGGTCGGCGCTTGTCCTCGTGTCCTTCACCGTCGTTTTACCACCGCAGAGTTCACACCACATCGCTTGTCACCCGTGCGCCGCAGACCCGAACAGCGCCGCAGTCGGCACGTCGGGGTTGAGCCCGTGTTTGAGCATCGCCGCGTTGAGCAGCCGGTTGAACGCGGTTAACGAAATCGAGTCGTTGCGACCGGGTCCGCACGCCTGCCCGAGATTCGACCCGAGCGTCCGCGTGTAGTGGTACGCCCGTTCGGCCGCGAGCTGGTCATACGTTGGCGATGGGCACATACAACGACGGCAGAGCGGCTTGCCACCTACGACGTCAACCGCCTTGGCTCCGCACTTGCACCGCTTGCGCTTGGCACAGGGCTCGCGGCGCTTCGTATCCTCCGTCTCGTCGTTGAGGTCTAGCAACTCGTGGACCTTGGGTAACCCCACCCCGACGGACAGAGCCGCACCACGACGCGAGAGGCCACGGGCGAGGCACAGGCGGATGCGAGAGAGAAGCACGGCGTCACGCTCGGACTGCCAATCGAGGCTCATGGCTTCCACCCGAGTATCCGCGCCGCGTCTCGAACGCGCTCTGTGATGCGTTGCTGCCGCCTTGCGCTTCGTCATGGCTGGTATCTCCTCACGTGCGCCACGGCCGCAGCCGGGACGGTTGTTGACTTGCGCCCCGTCGATAGGGCGTACATCGGCGACAGGTCGCGCAGGTTCACAACGACGTCGCCGCCGAACTTGATGGGCTTGCTGTCTATCACGCACGGGAACCACGGCGGACGCGGGCCGATGGGTGCGTATTCGGCGAGCGCACCGGGAACCATCCAAGTGGTGTCGGTCATGCGTCACCTGACTTCGGAGGCCAGTTCACCACGGCCCCTTCTACTGGCTTGCCGTAGCGGTCCACCTCCCAACATGGGAGAGCGACACGCTTCGCCTTGCACTTCTGCGGATAGTCGCCGTCGGGGTGCACAACCATTTCGTCGAGGCGCACTGGACAGGCCAGGTAGCGCTTGATTTCCGAGTCGAATTCGATCGCCATCGCCGGATATGGAGAGAAGTGCAGCCCGCCTCCGCACTCGCGCGCCATTCCGTCCCAATCGGGAGCCTCGGGACAGGTTCCCAGCGTGTAGTCGAAATCGTATTTCGAGTGGTAGTTCTCGCGCACACCCTTGTAGAGCAGCGCGAAGTCACCGCTCGTCTCCGCGCCGTAGTATTCGCACCACGTCTGCGGTGTTTTCCTATCGACGCGAACGACGTACCCACCGCCTTCGATAGTCGGGTTGCCGCCGAGAATGCAGATCGCCACCATCGCCGCAGCAACGACCGCAACGGCACCACGCACGGTCAACTGCACCGTGCCTTTCGCCACGACGTGCGGCTGGCTGCTCCCCCTCGCCACGACGTGCGGCTGGCTGCTCCCCCTCGCCACGACGTGCGGCTGGCTGCTCCCCCTCGCCACGACGTGCGGCTGGCTGCTCCCCAACGCCTCGACGTGCGGCTGGCTGCTCCCCAACGCCTCGACGTGCGGCTGGCTGCTCCCCAACGCCTCGACGTGCGGCTGGCTGCTCCCCCTCGCCACGACGTGCAACGATCCTCTCGCCGACACGATGATGTATGGCGCTTCGCTGCCGTTCGTCTCCATGTGGATGTCGCCGACCACGATTGGGATGTCGCCATCGGCGAGTGCCGCGCGCAACTCTTCCAGTGTCTTGACGTTGACTTCTTTCACTTCGCCACCCCCTCCTCAATGAGAATGTCAATCCCCTGCGTCCCGACGACTTCCATCAATACCGTGTAGCCGCGCTCGATTGCCAACTCGGCAACCGCCTGCCTGTTCTTCATGTCGAGAAGCCCACCGTGCCGCATGTTCAGGAAACGAAGGTGCGGAGAACCAGCCGCCGCGATCTCGAACGCCACGCGGAGCCGTTGCCCATCGGACGCCTCGGACAGCGGGGCGTTGTTGTAGCAGACCGCGCCGTCCCGGATGTCCACCCCGGCGATGCACAGTGGGGCCGCCTCGATACGCTTGGAGCGCTCAACTTGCACGGCCGCGAGTTCCTTGTCCACCTTCTCCGCTGCGACACCGAGGTCGCGCACCTTGGCCGATGCCTCGTCACGACGCTTGGCGATAGCGACACGGGCGTTGATGGTTTCGGCGTTGGCGAGCTTGGAGCGGAGGGAAGCGGAGTCACACCCGGCGGCCTTGGCCTGCTCCATGTTGACGAGGTTGCGGTCCACCTTGCTCGCCAGCCCCTTGCCCTCTTCGATAACGGCCGCGCGAGCCGCTTTGAGGGCAACGAGTTTTGCTTCCATCTCCTCGATTTCAGCCTTGAGCCCGGCGGAGTTCTCACGCAACGACACGAGGCGCTTTGCCTCCGATTCGCAGGCCTTCTCGGCGAACGTCACTTCGTCGATTTCGGAGACGAGCGCCGTCATCGAAATCGGCTCCGTCGGGTCCCCCGGCTCCGGCCTTGGCAGGTTGCGGAGTTCCCCCTCCGCGTCTCTCACGCGCCGGTTGGCCGTGGTGCGCTCCTCGTACAGCCGCTTGTACTCCGCGTCCAGGTCAGTGAAGTCGACGCCCATGACCTCTTGCACGCGCTTGGTTTGGTCCGCGTCCGACATGAGCAGGAACGCCGTGGGGTCGATACCGAACGTCCCGCACAAGGCGTCCAAAACGGACTGCGGTTTCTTGAGGTCGCCACCGTCGGGCGAGGTGACTTTCAAGGTCGTGCCCTTCTCCGTTACCCCGCGCTTGATTTCGACCACCTCACCAGCCAGCTCCAAGGTCACTACGCCCTTGTCCGCGCCGTGGTGTAGCAGCTCCTTGCCCTTGGGCTTCACGCCGTCCAGTCCCCACCGCAGGGCGTCGAGAAGCGAGGACTTCCCCGCGCCGTTCTCCCCACCGACGACGACCATCCCGCCGTCCGCCTGGAATTTCACCTCCGCGAGCTTGATGCCGAGCACGTTCGAAACCGAGGCGCGTATCAGCCGCGCCCTGCTGTCGTTCTTCCGTTCCATCAAACTGACCCTCCCAGGGACGTGCCCTGTCTAGTGTTGATTTCCTGCCCAACCAGAAGTTTCGTCCTTCTCTTGCGAGTCGGACCAGCGCTCCCAGGACGACAGGCTGTCACCGCGAAACTCGCGGCCATGTTCTTCAGGTTAATCGCCGCATTCACGTCTCGATCATGGACGATACCGCACTCGGCACAGGACCATTCCCGCACCGACAACGGTAAATCGTTCACTACTGTTCCACAATCTGAACACGTCTTTGATGATGGGTACCATCGATCCGCCTTCACTACTATGCCACCTGTCCATTCTATCTTGTATTCTAGCTGTCGTAAAAACTCGGACATGCTCGCGTCGGACAATGCACCCGCCAAGCAGTGATTCCGCAGCATCCCGCGCACGTTCAACGTCTCGATTCCTACAACCGACGCTCGCTTGGCTATCGCGTTCGTCGCCTGATGAATCGCGTTGCTCCGCACGCACGACACCCGATAATGCTGCTTCGCCAACTTGTTGACTGCCTTCTTCCGATTTCTAGATCCCTTTACCTTCCGACTCACCGACTTCTGCAACCGTCGCACCCGCTCCTGTGCCGTCTTCAACGCTCGCGGATTCTCGAACACCGTTCCATCCGACAGCACTGCCAAGTGCGCGATGCCCACGTCCACTCCGAGTACCTCCGTGCCCTTTGTACGCACCGGCTCCTCGTCCACCAGGATGGACACGAACCACCGACCAACTCGCTCCGATACCGTTGCCCGCGTGATATGAGCCGCCGTCGGAAAGTACCCACGTTCCTTGAGTCGCAACACACCCAGTCGCGGCAATTGGATAGTCTGTTCCGTCACGTGAATTGCCCCCGTCAACGTGAACGATCCGATGCCGCGCTTCCGGCTCTTGAACTTCGGGTACCCCTTCCGCGCCGACTTCTCCTTGCACCGACGGAAAAACCCTTCAAACGCCTTGTCCAGATTCCGCAAGGCTTCCTGGGGCGCGCACTTGCTGACCTCATACATCCACGGGAATTCGGTCTTCTTGAGTGCGTTCAGTTCCCGGTGCAAATCGATGGCAGATGGACTCTTGCCAGTCGTCTCGTATGCTTCCCGCTTGCGCCGCAGTCCGAAGTTGTACGCGAACCGCGCCACTCCTGCATGCTGCAAACACGCCGTACGCTGCTTATCGTTCAAATTCAACTCGGTGCGGTAGGATTTCACTTCGGACTCTTCCTTGGACGATTCCAGTATGGACTTCCGCACTTCGGACAGCGGGTGACTTCCGCTTGCCGCGGAGTCCATTCGTGCCCACACCGTAGACATTTCGTCTTTTCTGGAATTGTAACTGAAGCCAATTTCCCCACCTCCAGCTGTAACAACATATAGGTACAGCATCCCGACACGGTTGTCAAGCGCCATTTGAATCGGCCGATTGCCCCTCATCATCCCTGTTCGGAGTTGTTTTCGGTAGCAGTTGTCTTCCCCATGTTGTCCACCTCCTGTTGTGCTATCGCTAGCACGGCCGTTTGTCGTTGTCAATCTGTATCTGCCAGTGCATGAGATAGCGCCACGCACGGGCTGCGGCGATTGGCGTCTGGTACACCGTCCGCTCTCCGCTCGCCGTCAAGAGCACCCACGGCCCCCGTTGCGGCTCCACGAGGTTGACCGCAGAGGCCGTCGCGAGTTCGCAGGTGAGCACTTGACCTCGAATGAGGCCGCGAGTAAGCGAGGATTCGAAGGCGCGAAACACTAGCGCTCGCCCTCCGCCTTGCGTTCCTCGTCATCCCGCCAGTCGTCAACGCGGCGGCAACCGGTGGGCTCGCCGTCCTTGTCCATCAGGTCCAGGTCGCACATGTCCGAATACGGGCAGTTGGCGCACAGGTCGTCGGGCCACGGCGCGCTCATGTCGATTCTCCCATCTCGTCGTCCTCCGCACTGGGCACCGGCCACTCTTCAAAATATTTGTCGATTGTCATCGGTGTAACTGCAATTTCATTGATGTCCGTTCGAAGGTATCCTTTTTTCTTCAACGCCTTGAGCCGACACGCTACGGCGAAAACGGTGATGCCAAACCTCTTCACCAACTCTCGGTATGTCGGATTTCTCCACTGCCCAACACCAACCTCGCAAATATACCTGAGCATTGCGAACTGCTTTGCGGTCATGTCGTCCATGTCAGTACTCCCACCCGTCGCGGATGCGATCGGCGCGGGCCTCCATCCTCGACTCGTAGGCGTCCACCTCGGCGTTGTCCGCGTCCGCCTTGCGCTGGCAGTCGTCATCACCGGGGTCCGTCGTCTCGCCGCACTCGTCGGTGTAGGGGCACTCGTCGCACCAGTCGTGGTACTTGGCCGATGGGCCACGACAAGCCACGCAATCCGAGGCACCGCACATGCGGTCGTTACACATGGTCGTTCTCCTTTTTCGCAAACGCCTTGGCAATCTCTTCGTCGCTATAGTATTTCGAATCGCACTCGGCACAGAGGCCGTGAGACACCCTGGCACCGGCCGGGATGGTGTTCTCAACCCACACGCCGTCGACCCGCTGGCGGCGACAGTGCATGCACTCGACGAAGATTGTGTTCGTTTCCATGTTCTAAATATTACGATTTTTCTAGCCCGCGCCGTTACTGGCTTCCAGCGTTTTCAGCACGGCCAACGCGCACGCCCGCGCTCCGTACCCGCGCATCCGCTGCCACGCCCCGTTACTCGGCGACCACCGGAACCCGTATCCCTTGAGCGCGTCGATTGTCGCCTGGTCGGGTTTGCCGGGAAACACGAGCATGAGCCGGTTCGCCTCAACGTCGTCACGGAGCACCACGTCCCCGTGCCGTTCCTCTGTCGTCACGTCCGCCTCCTTGGCTTCCAGCTCCCCGATCCGCTTGGCCGTCGCGCGTATCTTCGCGCCGAGGTTCGTCAACTGGTACGCCTCGAACGGGGCACGCCTCACGCCACACGAGCGGTCCGCCATCGCTGCCCGTATCTTCTCCCGCTGGTCGTCTGAGATGCCCGTCACGGCGTCCACCCCGCCACCTCGATACTGCCGGTTGATGCGGGTCATGTCCGCGCGCAACGTCTCCATCTTCAAGAGCTTCGCGCGCAAGGCGTCCAGTGCGTCCGGGTCGTCGGATGAAATCGAGGTGTTGCGCTCGGCCGCTTCGGCACGGCGCTCTAGCTCGGCGGCTTCCTTCTGCGCTTCGCAACCGCACTCCATGCCGCGCTGGATACGCTCGCAGTCTCGGCGAGCGTGAGCCTCACTGTGGTGCCCGCGTAAAATTGGCTGACCAAAAGGAATCGAATCCGCGAGTTTCCGCGTGGCCTCGAACGATGCGCTCGCCTGCCCCGCCTTCTTCTCGGCGCGCTCGTGTAGCCGCTCGATTCGCGCGGCCTTGCGGCCCTGGTAGTCGCTCACGTTGCACCTACGCGAACGACAGGGTTTGCCACCCCGCCGCGTGCAAGCCGTTGACCTTGGCGCAGTAGTACTGTGCCGCCTGTTTCTGCGTCTCGAACTTCCCGCGCGAGAACTCCGTCAACGCCCCGGCCGGTCCTCGGAACACAACCACCTGGTCGTCTGTCGGCATGGCGACACGCACAAGGTCGGTGTCGTCGTCGTGTCGTAGCGTCGTCTCTCGCACCATCGGATTCGGGTAGTCCATCGTGTTCTCCTTTTCGGTTCACCCCTCGGCGGTACGCCCAAACCAGGAAAAGGAGATTAACCCGGCTCGGACGCACCGCCCAGGGGGGAACCCTGGACACCTCTCAGAACGTCGGCGCGATTCTCCTCCCGCGCTCGAACTCCCACTGCGCCGCCGCCATCTCGCACCGCTGCCGCCAAGCCAACTCGAACTCCCGCGCCAACTGCGCGCGGTCATCGTCGTCTAGCACCACCTTGTACAGCTTTCGTCCCATCGTTGAATCTCCCTCTTAATTTGTGAACTTGCGCAAATTCGCAAGTTCCGGTCAGTCCTCAACCGTGATGAACGAGTAATACGCGCCGTCGTCGCCCTCGGGGCAGGCACCCCACGCAGCGCCGGTTCCCTCTTCCCCGTAGATTTCCACGGTGTCCGCGTCGTCGTCCGTCTCCTTGCACCGCCGCTTGGCCATGTTCACAGCGGCCTCCTCGGCGTCGTCCATGTCGAATAACACAACCCCGCTGTCCTTCGGCGACCCGCCCAATCTCACCCTGTATGCCATCGTTGTCTCTCCTTTTCGGCTGCCTCATCAGGCCACGGTAGCCAACCGTGGCGACCGCCCGCAGGCGGTTTCGGCTCACGACCCGCACGCGGCGTAGTACCCCTCCGCCTCAATGTAGTAGGTCATCGTCCGCACGTCGACTTCGACGTGGGCCACCGACCCCGTGAAAAACGAGATGGCCGCGCACACGAGGTTGACCGTCCCACCGTTGCACGAACACGCGATCGGGTCCTTCCAGTTCTTCGGCGACACGCGGTCGAACGCTTCACGCAGGTCGGCAATCGTGAAGTTGCCGTAGACGCTGCGGTCAACGGTCGTCTTCTCGTAGGCGCGCTCTTCCCGTTCCAGGTCGTTGGTGGTCGTCATGGGGTTCTCCTTTTTCTTGCGGTCGCTTCGATGAAATATTCGCTATCTCCCTCTGCAACTCCGAACGTGATGAGCGTCCCGTCTTCCAGTTCAATCCAATCGATGTTCACGGCCATGCTCCGGCCCACCCCTGGAGAAAGGCGCGTCTGGCGAATCCTCGTGATTCGCTTCCCGATGACGTCGCGCGCCTTCATCTAGTAGCCCATGACCTCGTTGTAGCCGTCGCACCCGTAAAGCATCCCGGCTTCCATCGCCATTTCGTTGCGCCACGTGAGGTCGCGGACGGGCTTCCTGTCGGCAGCGACGCGCCGCTTGGCGTTGACGTCCGGGCCGTCCAACTCGACGAACACGACCTTGCCCATGGCCCCCGCGTAAAAGTGCGGGGTCGGGTTCTTGTAGGCGACCTCTGCCTCTTTGCGCGTGGCGAAGTCGGCACCGGTCCAGCAATCGTCGTTGTCGAGTGCCGGGTCGCTTCCCCAAAGATTCACGCTGTACGTCTTGCCCATGATGTTTTCTCCTTTTTGCTGTCCCCGTCTCACTCTCTATATATAGCGCCTATCCTTGCTCGTGTCAAGCGCGAATCACAACTATTTTCACTTTTTCTCTTGCCCGTAAAACCCGCGTGGTCGTTGGGCCGTAGCGATTTGGAGCGCGGGAAATGGACAAGCGTGGTAGATTAATCGTCCATCGACCACCCCAACTCTGCCGGTCCGGTTGGGATGGCAACGTGGAGGCCCGCCGCGTAGGCGTCTCGGATGCCCACGGTTAGCAGATCGCCCCGAAACGAAACGTCACCCATGAATGATTTCCTCATGACGATGAGCGCGACATCGGCATCATACGCGCCAAACGTGTCGCAGTCTTGCGTGCTTGACCTTCCTCCATCGCAAAAACTAACTGCCTCTGTATTCCACGTGCGAAACGCGATGTCGGTGGTGTGCACCCCTAGTGCGTCGTGAGCTTCGACGGCGGCATTGGCGTTGTCGTACCTCCGCAGTGTCCAACCGCTGAGCCCGCGCGCCATGAGGGCGGACTTAAGACCGGCATCAACGACGGCCGCGTTGTGTTTCGCGCGCCTGAGGGCAGCGTGCCACGCCAATTGCTCTCCCACCATCTGTGTACAATAACGATCGTCAAATAGTTCGGCAGCCATCCTCTCTACGTGTGGGCGGATGTCACAGACTTCATCAACAACCTTGATGGTGCGTGCGCTATATCTATCACCGCACTTAGTGGCAGACTCAGCCTCTACTCGATAGAGCCGCGACGGCCTGCCGTCTGACCATAGACCGCTGTTCAACAAGGCAGCGTGACCGTCCGGCCAGAGGAAAAGACCGCTACGATTTCTCCATGTGGTGCCGCCTCCGACGATGTCCGCGTCTGGAGTCTGCAAGTCAAACGGCACTGAACCGTCCCAGAGAGGTTTTCTCATCGACCCCGGCTGTCGCAGGTCGTGAGTGAGAGCAATGTATCCTTTCATCTTTCCCCTTCCTTCTATTTTTTGAACCTCTCCGGCACTATCTGGCGCTCCGCGTAAGCCTCGCACTCCTCCCGCGTCCACTCGGCGAAGTTGAGCCGCTGCGGCGCGTCCACCGTCCCGGCCAGCGAGTCCGCCTCGCCCATCGTGAGGAGCGCGGCGCGGAGTAGCGTGTTGTGCGCGTCGACAACCATCTTGAGCCCGAACTCCTTGGACATGACGACCATCTCCGCCGGGAGCTCCCCCGACTGAACCTTCGTCGCCATCTCCCGCACCCCGCGTTGATGAATCGCCAGACCGGCCGCCGTGGTACGCAACCCCTCGGTCAAAACCTTCAACTGCTCCGCGCGCCACTTCCCCGTCCCGTGGTCGTTGATGTCCGCCACCATCCCCTGAATCGCCCTCAGCCGACTCGCGAGCTGCACGAACCCCACGGCGGGCCAGGCGTCCCCCTCGCAGTACCACCGCGCCACGGGCAGCCTGACCCCGGCCGCCTTCCCCGCCTTCCGATAGTCCGGTTCGTCCTGATACGCCTTCCAAAGGGCGTTGTACATGTCAACCGTTATCATCGGCGGCTTTGTCCAACGTTTCTCTTTCTTCTTGCGGGGTTGCCGGTTCGGCTCGTCTTCATCGTCCCCGGCCGGAGACACGTCATCTCTATCGGGCGTCATTCGGCTACGCGCTCCTTCTCAGTCCGTCCAGTGCGTCCGACGGCAACCGCTCGTACACGGCCTCCCGCACGAACTCAACGAACGCGGCGAGGTCCGCGTCCATGCGTCCCGTCGCGTCGTCTATCATCAAATCCAGAGGGCACCCGCGCCGCGATAGGTTCGCCCCCTGTAGCCGGTCGAACTCCGCGACAAGCCCCGGCGTACCGGACGCCTCGCCAAGACAGACCATGAACGCGGGGTCCATGGCGGCAAGGCGACTGGCGGGACTTAGGGTGTGGTGAATCGTCCCTGTCATGCTTTCTCCATCAAGAATGCTTGCCACGCCGCATCCCTGCCGTTCTGCTCTACGTGAAAACTCTCAACGTCGGACGCGACGAAATCGGCCGCCTCGTTGAAAGAAAGAAATACATCTTCGGGAGTGAAGAACTTGACGTCCCCATCACAGAACGCCAATCCAATTCGGTGTTCGGTGTCAACGCCGTCTCTGTTCGGGATTTCGTGTGTGTTCAGATATACACCCCACTGAAAGTCGACCGGCGTGCTTTCAGCCAAACGATTTCCTCCCCTTCCTGGACGCCACGCCAACACCTTGTCACCAAGGCTCATCCCCATCGCCTGCTCTCTCGTTATCATGTTTTCTCTCCTCTCGGTTGTTCGGACCCCGCCATTCCCCGTTCCCTTGCCGTTCTGATTATCAATCGGACCGTGGACGACACGCTTCTATCCAAAGCGCGTGCGAGCGAACGTAGGTAATCCACGTCGGATTGTTGCATTTTCACGCCGACCATCTTATTGATTTTCAGCGAATCGTTTAACCTTTCCACACCCCCAGCGTAGGGCTCGCGAGTGGCCGTTGTCAAGCGGGTTTCGGTCCCGGCCTAGCCCCGCCGTCCCCGTCGTTGTCCTCTTCCACCCAATGCCCCATCTCACAATCGGACGGCATCTCACACGCGCACGGGGCCAGCCCTTTGGACAAGCAGCAACCGCACCCCTCGCCATCGTCCGACCGGCGCAGCGCGTCGTAGCCGTTGCGGGACATGTAGTCTCGGACGGCATCGAGGACGGTCGCGGGGCGCTCCGATGCTTGCGGCAATCCGCGTGAGTGCAGCACCGATGCCGACATGACCGGGTAGGCCAGCGATTCCTTGACGACCTGCGCAGGCGGGCGGTTGTCGGTCTGGTAACAGTGCGCCAGAATGCGAGCGTTGCCGCGTGCTTCGTCGCGCTCCGTCTCCATGCGTTCGTTCGTGTCCATCTCTCACGTCCCCTCTCGCGGTCCCCCGCAGTTTCCGCACCTCTCGCCCCGGCTTGCCGCCCCGCAGTAAGAGCACGTCCACCGCGCACCGAGGGCTTCGGCGAACTGTCGCGAGGTCATGCCGGTCTTGGCGAGCGTGTCGCCGAGATGCGATAGCCCAGCCGCCACAAGGGCAGTGAGGGTTCAGAGCGGTCATGCGGGACCTCCGTATTTCCCCTGTTTTCTTTGACTGTCTAACTTCTCCATCTGATTTGTCCATACCACGCCGTCCCGCACTGTCCTACCGTGCATCCTCGCCCCGATTGTCTTCGCCTTGCGAACAGCGAAACTGCTAGTTATTACGAGTTCCCCATCCTCGAATTCTACTAGGCAACTGTTCATTGCCCCGCGCACTAGAACTCGGCACGGCTGTCTATAACGCTCGGGAAGGCGTACCTTCCAAAACCAAACACGATCGAACGGAATACCATCAACTGGCTTCCGAGTTGGTGTCCTCCAGCGGTATGCCTTGTCCCATCCGCGTTTTGGATTCTGCGGCTCAGGAACGGGGAGGGCTCCGTAGAAGACCCTCATGCGGGGCCTGCTTTCTCGAACTTCTTGAGGTCGTCCTTGATGAGATGCGGATGGCTACCGAGCGCGTCCTTCGCGCGACACAGGAAATCCGCCCAGTCGATCTCCTTGGAGAGCGCGTGGTGGTTCAGCTTGCCAACCTTGATGAAGTCGGCGAGCGGCTTGACCGCCTTGATGGCCGCGATGGCTTCGTCCACGTCCACTACCGGCTCGATGCTCACCCACGTCTTGATGCCGAGGTCTTCCGCGCGAGCGAGCGCACCGAGGCGCGAATCGATGGACGGCGCACCCGGCTCCCACTCCGCGCGAAGCTGCTCCGACAGGAAGATAATCGTAGTTCCGAGCTTCCACCCGTTGCGCGCCAGGATGTCCCCTGATACCTCCAACGCGCGGGCCGGGTTCTTGGTTAGGACCTGGACGCGCAGGCGGTTGGTTTCGGCGATAGGCAGGATTTGAGCCATCGTAACGGCGCTCTCCTCTGTCATGTAGGGGTCGCTTGCGAAGCTGAACAGGATGTCACGCGGGTCGCCTGCGAACTTCACCGCGTCCTTCTCGAATTCAGCCACCGCGTTTTTCTTGTAGCGCGGGGTGGGCCAGTCGGCGGGCGCGACGCGAAACGCGCCGGGGCCGTAGCAATATTCGCATTTGTGTACACATCCGACAGCCAGATTGCAGGCCAGCGGCGAGTATTCGAGGGCGCGTCCCTTGGGTTCGTAAATCATGGCCTACTCGACGTCGCAGCGCAGGCGGTACGTGACGCAATTCCCGTCGCGCTCGACCACCTGACCGTAGTAGAGCCCGAGGCCGGAGTCCGACCACCACCGGCACGACTGGCCGTAGAGCTTCCGGACCGCGCGTCGCGCGAGTTCGCCACAATCGGCTTCCGCACGCCAAACCGACGCAAACTCGCCTTCAACGTGTCAAGGTCGCGCGTGATGCGTGGGTTCGCCGGGTCCGGGTGTACGTCCTCGATGGGCACGAGAAGCGGCACGAGCGCTGGCAGTATCGCGAGGTCCGTGCCCGGCACCGTCGGCTTGTCTGTCGTTGGCTTCAGTTTCTTCATCGGTCGTCACCTCTCCCGCGCATTCTGGCGAGCGCCCACAGGATTGTACTACACCCGAGATACACCGGCCACAGCGTCACGATGAGCAGGAACCCGAGCACCGTCATTCCGTCGTCTCGCGAGCCCGCCACGGGGTCCACCTGGACGTCCGCCCGCCTGACCGCCCGCTCCATCCCGATGACGAGCGCCACGCCGATCGCGAGGTACACGAGGCCGAAGAGGGTTTGGGCCGTGGTCATCGCGTCCGCCCCTGCTCTCGCGCTATCGCGTCGCACCGCCACTGTTCATTCGCGGCAACTAGCTGGGCGTTCTCAGCCCGTAGCCGTGCCGCCTCGTCTGCCGTGGTGAGGAGGTCGCGAAGTTCGGCCGCAATGACCATGGCGGATTGCACCTTGTCGTAGCCGGAGTCGAGAGACTCCCGGATTTCCTTGATTCTCTTTGGCGTCATCTCTCCAGCCTGTTTTTCTTCGCTGCGGCTGCTCCCATCTTGCCGATTTCGCTTCGTCGCTCTGCCGACAATTTCGCCGCCCTGGCAGGTCCGCCCACTTTGCCAGCCCGAACCTTGTCTGATCTCGCCAGTCTGGCAGACCTCTCCGCCATGCAAAGCAATTCGCGGAGTTCCATGAAGTGTATTTCAATCATTTCGGTTTGTGTGTCTTGAGTTATTCTCCACAATTCCAACCTTCGTTTCTCACTCATCTTCATGTTTTACCCATTTCCCATCGTAAGCGCCCTGAGCGCCCTCCTGTCGGCCTCCTTCGCCCGCTCTAGCGCGGAGTCGGCTAGCGCTCGAACCCGGCCCAATTCGTCAACTAGACCCGCCTCGTCACAAAGCAGGGCAGTCCGGGCGTAATCCGATACCGTCATCCCGGCCGCGCGGGCCTTGCCCTGTAGCGTCGTCTTCTCGGCGAGCGACAGGCGGACGATGACTTGAGCCGTGCGCTTCACAGTATCTCGGCAACCCTTTGGTATCTCGGACACGTCGGCGCTTCTCCCGCTTCCAGGCCAACCGCGCAAGGCGACCCGACCCACATGTTTTCGCCTCGCCAGTGCTCGCACTCCCGGCACGTTCGGTTCGTCGTCTCGACAAGGGTGAACGGCGCGGGTGCCGTGCCCATGTCGATTATGCACGGTCGCCCGTCCGAGTCCGTCCACTCCCCCGCGTTTGTTATCGTCACGCACTCGGGCATCGGCCCCGGCGAGTGCGACGCAACCCAGCCCGCAAGAGAGGTGCGCAGTTCGGCGTTCTCGGCGCGGAGACGGTCGCACTCTTCGGCGATTTCTTGACAGACACCCTCGTGTCGCATGTCGAAATACGCCGCGTCCATCTGGTCTTGCACGGTCTTCGCGACCCGCTTTTCGCCTGCACTCAACGCCTCGTCATGCAACGCCGCTTCCAGTTGGTCGGCGAGTCCGTTCATGATGCGGCGGAATTTCTCAGCGTCCATCGTTCTCACCTTGTCCCGGCCAGTCGACGCGCAACGGCATCAAACAGCAAGGATAGTCCCCCTCTTCCGCGAGTAATTCACACTTCTCGATTTCGCGTTCCTTCGAGAACCCGAGCCCGCGACTATCCAACTCATCGCGCACCATCTCGTAGGCGCGGTCCATGCTTTCAGCCACGACGTACGGCGCACCGTGGGCAACCTGTGTGCCCATCATCGTTGATGCCATGCCGCGCAATGTGATTCTAAACAGTTTCACTTCTCACCTCCCCATTACGGCCGCTGGAACTTGTGCCGCGACCTGCTCTAGCACCCCGCTTGGAACCTTCCACAGCCCTTGTGCGCCCCGTATCGGCACCGGCCGGACCAAGGGCATGACCAACGTGAACCGCCACTGAAAGCCCGTTGCGTGCCCCCACGGCATCGGTATCCCTTGCGACGCCCCGGCGTATTGAGCCACCGCGACGATGGCGGAACGGGGCGAGTGACGGTCATCGTAGACGGCCACGGTCTTGAGGCACGTCGGTTCGAGCGCGTCCGTTTCGATGAAGCGCACCCGCCCGAACTCCGTTACTTCCGCTTCCCACCCCGCCGCTTCCGCGTCCCTCACGAGGTCTAGCAGCTCCCCGAATTTCGGGTGTCGCGCGCCACCGAGTTTGCGAGCGCCCGCGTGAATCGCTACCCACTCGCCGTGCGCAAGGGTCGGTTTCCACGTGCGGTTCTCACAACATTTGCCGGCCGCGCAGAATGCCCAGGCGTACCAGGGGTAGACGGTGAAGGCTTTCACTTTGTCGGCTCCTTCTTCGGCGTTCCAACAACGCGCACAACCGATAACGACAGCGGGTCTCCATCTAGAAATCTCATCACTTCTTTTGGAATTGTGACCGAATCTGGCGCTCCAAACGTTCGTTCGAAGTCCTCGCAAGTTTTGATGTGGACCACACGTCCGCCAGCCGCAATCGTAATCGCCTTGATCGCTTCCGCCGCACCCTTGGCTACCACGACGGTGTCGCCGATGCTCCGCAGATAGGCGTGCCAGTCTTTCTGCGCTTGGCTTGTGACGCTGCCCTTTACCCGCTTCATTTCGACCCACAGCCGCAGCCCCGGCACGTGCAAGTCGGGCACCCCCGAGTTGACGCCCTCCGCTTTGAGCCGAGCTGCGACCGCCTTGACCCGCTCACCACCGTTCGGCGTCGCGTAGATCGCGAAGTCGCCGTTCGGCAGACAGAGGCCGGGCCAGCGGAATCGGGCGTAGTCTCGACACCACTTGATGACCGTGACCTGCTCGTCATGCTCAAGCGGGACGAACGTGAGGGAACGGCGCTTCATGCCGTGGCCTTCGGCAACACCCGATACTCGAACTCCAACGGCTTCTCACTGCGCACGCGCCGACTCAGTTTTCCCTTCCTGAACATGGCGAGGCATTTCGTCGACAGCCGCGACGCGATGACACCAGTGAGGCCGGGACGCTTTCGCATCTCGGCAACCGTCCGCCACGTGTCGCACGCCGCGATGACCAGGGCATCGTACTCGCCCGACTTGAACGGGCGGGTCGGCGGCTGGACCACGCGAACCTTGCGAGGCTTGCGCGCCATCTTGCGCTTCACAACCACTCGCGGGCGCTTAATCTTGCGCGTCTCGCCGAACGCCTCGCACAGAGCGACGTACACCGCATCCCCGATGATTTTTCCCAAGCTCATCTCCCACCTCCTATCGCCTTCGCGATGACCTTGATTTGCTCGCTCACTTCTCCGCCCCGCTGCAACGTGTTTTGCACGATGGCAAGGTGCTTCGCGCACACGGCGATGTCCGCCTTGCCGACCCCGTACCACGACAGCCGCGACGCCTGCTCTTTCACGTCGAGGAACCGCCCGGCCAGACGCCAGTAGACCTCCATCTCGACAGCCGTCGCGCTCGTCTCGTATTCGGCCCGGTGCGCCTTCGAGGTGAAGTAGCGCAGCCAGAAGAGGAGGTGCGCGTCACCACCCTGCTGCACGTGCTGGCATTCGTGCGCCACGATGGCAACTTGCGCCTCTGGATACCAATCATTGGGGCCGGGCCGGAACGGCAGATAGATGACGTCGCCAACCGTGATAGCGCAGGTGCGCAGAAATAACTCCCGGTCCTTCACGCCGATCGCGTCCAGTGCCGCCGCCAACGCTTGCACCGTTGCCGATTCCGGCCCGTACTTGATGTACGCGCCGTAGTGCTTCGCCAGCGCCAGACACACCCGCTTTGCCGCCGCGCCAGTCTTCACCTTGCCTACGAGGTCAACGAGTTTCGCGGTCAATTGACACCTCCGTCGCAATCCCCGACCGGCACGCAACCGGCCGTCTCCGCGCCCTCCCACACGAGCGCCGTTTCGCAACACTCCCACGTGCCCGGCCCGACGTCGGCACAGTTCTCAACCGTGTACCAGTCACCGTCGCTCGCGCACTCTTCCACCGCCGTCCCGTCGCACTTCGTGTCTTCTGGCTCGCACCCGTCGTGACACGTCGCCACGGCAACACCGAGCATGACGAACGTCGCGACCATGAGCATGTAGGCAGGGTTCATTTCACCACCCCCATCTGCGCTTCGAGCGCCTTGATTCCCGCGTCAACGACGTCGTGCATGGACACGCCCTCGAAGCACATCGGCACTTCCGCGTCTTCGGCCATTACCACCTTGTACGCTGCCCACGCGCGCTTCTGCTTCGCGGTCATCGTCCGGTTGGTGGGCCTCTCAATTCGGTTCGCCGCAACCATCGCCGACAGCATCGCCTCTCGCGCGAACGGTATCGCCGCGAGCACCGACGCGAACGCCGGGATGATTGGACCTCGGTACGATGTCAGCGTGCAACCGTCCTCCGTCTTCATCACCGTCACGACGTGCGACCCGAGCCCGAGCCCGTCGCATGCCGCCGTGTCGCGCACGGGGTGATAGCGGTTTCCGCGCTTTTCGAAGAGTGTGGTCATTCGGGAGCCTCCATCATGGGCTCGGTCGGGATGACTCCCGGCAAAAGAACTTGCTCGGATCCGCGCCCCGTCTTCGCACCTTCGGCGACGTTCTTCACCATCTGCCGATAGTACGATTCCTTGAGTTCGATACCGATGGCCTTGCGACCGTTGATGACGGCGCCGTAGCACTCCGAGCCGAGTGCAAGTGTGTTGACATGATCGTGTAATTGTGCAATTATCTTTTTATGAAACGAGTAAAATACTGGATTAGTGGACCTCCCAAGAAAGGCATCTACAAAACATGTCCAGTATGTTCTGAGTCTTTCTATAAGCCACCATCCGCCCTTGGTAAATACTGCTCTAGGGTGTGTATGGCATCCGCATTCACTGGTCGTGCATCCCCCAAGGATGAACGCATCGAAGTCATGTGTGAAGTGTGCGGAGATCATTTTATGCGTCCCCGTTGGCACGCTAGGGATCGTACTCGACAATTCTGTTCCAGAGCATGCTTCGGTAAATGGAAATCTGAGAATTGGAGGGCTTCCAACAATCCTTGCTGGAGAGGTGGCAAACAATACTATTATGGACCGAATTGGATTAGACAATCCAGGGAGGCTCGCAGGCGCGATGGACATTCCTGCCAACAATGTGGTAGAAAGGAATCCGAACTCAGGCGTGCCCTTGATGTTCACCATCGAATACCATTCCGCTGCTTCACCAATGGTTCCTACGTAAAAGCCAACGCATTGAGCAACCTTGTATCCCTCTGTGGACCATGTCACACAAAAGAAGAACACAAATGCAAGCACCTTAGGTAGCCACAGCGGTTCGAATCCGTGTTCGCACCCTTGGTGAGTTTTCGCCGACAGAAATTCGAGATAGTTCGACACTGCAATCCCCTTCCGACTTGTCCACCTCAGTTACGCGCGCACGAATCGCTCCGGCTTGCCGCGCTCCATTTCAATCCACAGCCCGCGCTCGGGCTCTATCCCGTCCATGGAGTTGCCCCAGCACGGCGGCCAATAGTCTCGAAACTCTCCGAGTGTGAAACTGAATCCGAGTTCGTTTAGCAGGTTCACGGCGTCCTTCTGAGAGTACGCACAGATGGAAGAAGAAATCTGTTTTCGATTCAACCAAACTAGGCCGTTCCAAACTTTCAGTTTTCGATTTCGTATCATGCGTCCACCTCAGTGCTACCGCTCTGCCCTCTCGACCAGTTTCGCCAGTTCGTCCAACGATAGCGACACCGAACGGTACGTGTGGTCCCGTGCCGCAAGTGACCCGAGTGCGTGAGCCTTCGCGAAGTCGGCGACCTCGGCGCGGAACGCTTTGTCTCCGTCCCACTTCGCCTGGTATTTCGCGTCCGTCTCCGCCCGCTTCCGTTCCGCCGCAAGGTGAATGCCGCACAGCGGCTTGCCGTCCTTGCCGATGCCCTTGGCGGGCTTGCCGCAGTCGGCATAGTCGCGATGCCACCGAGGTCCACCCTTGCTGACCCTCTTGGCGCACGTCTCCCCGTTCATACTCTCGCCCCCTCAATCGTCCTCTCCATCGCTGCTTGCGCCGCGACCGGAGACGGCCCGAGCCCGAATAGGTGCGCCGTCGCCTTGCGCCCACAGGCGGGGCACGTGGCCTGCGACGCGAACACCGTGGGGCACCCCGACATGCCGCTCTCAACAACGCCGTGCCGATGCTCGACTACGAGCGGGCCGCCACACTTCGGACACGAAAACTTGACTTTGCTCTTTGCCACGAACGCCTCCCATCCCCAAGGCTGCTAGGTTTCCGAACGTTCCTCACGAGGTCCGCAAGGGCGAGCAATAGCACCACGGCGGCGAGCGCCGCGAGAAGGTACAGCGCAACCATCGCTAGTCGCGCGCCTTCACTCGGTCCAGTTCGACACGCTGGCGCTCGGCCAAGTCGATGAGGTCCGCGATGCGCTGCTCTTGACGCCGGATAACCGCCGCCTGTCGCTCTACGTGCAACCGCAACCTCTCGACTTCGCCGCTTGGCACGGCCCTCAACGCCGTGACCCGCCGCGTGTCAACCGCTACCGCTACCGTGCCCACCTTGCTCCTCCTCGTTGTGCGGGTTTCCCCGCTGCCTGAGATATAGGTAGCACAAGCGTTTCACGGTGTCAAGTTTTGTTGTTACGTTTTGTAAGCACACCCGCGAACTACCCGAATTCGGCCTCAACCTCGGACGGGGTCATCGTGGGGAGCGACAGGCCAGGGATGCGGGCTGGAACCTTGCGCTTGTACAGTGAGGTGCCCATCCTCGGGAACGGGACCGCTCGCGGCTCCTTCTCGCCGTCCGCTGGCTCCCACCCGCCCGCGTAGCACGAGGCGTTGTAGTTCGACGCGACCATCTCCCTCCCCGTGCGGTCCTCGTCTTCCTCGCTGCGGAACTGCCCGCCGCCGTGCGCCGCGTCCACCGGGCCACGAGAGCATTGAGCGCAGAGCGCGTGCCCGGCCACGACAAGCTCCGGGTCCGCGTCGCACCCCTCGGTTGAGCAAAATCCGATACCGTGCGCGAGACGTCGCGAGGTGGGCACCCACGAATAGCCGGGGCTCCCCTTGCCGTAGAGGTTCGTGATTCGCTTGACCGTGCCGCGCCGTATCAGCACCGCGAGGTCGGCTATGACGATGCACTTGCCGTAGCCCGTGCGCGCCTTGAGCATGAGCATCGTTGGCGGCTGGCGCTCCTCTCGCACGATGGAGCAAATGGCCTTAAACAAGGCAACCTGGCGGGCTCGTATCGCCGCGCGTCTATCAGCGGGGTTTAGCTTGGTTCTGCCCACAGTTCGCCCCGCCTGATATGAGGTCCATCATACTCGACTGCTTGAGGAGTTCATCGGCCGATGACAGCGCCTCGAACCGTATCCCCCGGAAAGCGCCGAACGCCAGCGACTTCAAGGCCGCCTCCCGCGCTTCCTTGCCGTCGACAGCCAGCCACCCCGTCCCGCCACACGTCGTGCACGTCGGGAATCCCCCCACGAGCTTGCAGAGCGCAGTCTGTATCGAGGCGTATTGAGGTGCCGTCCCGTGCGCCGCGCGAAAGCATCTCAGGGATAGCTTACCAGTTAGGGACCGCCGGGCCACGGTGATCCCCTCACACGTCGCTACGTGACCCGGTCGGATTTTCGGAGGAGTCGCGTCGGCACGTAGGATGGACAGAAGCAGTTGACGCACGTCCACGGGCCTGAATTCGCGCTCCATTTTCAATGAGTATCAGAATCGGAAATGATTTTCAAGTTTGACCGGGAAGCCACGCCTTTAGCGCCCGGTCCGCGGTGAACCGCGCGCCTTCCAGACTGTCCGCCTTCACAACCTCCCCCAACGCCTCGCAGAACCCTTCTAGCGCGTTCGCGTGCCGACGGTGCGCCCACGCGAGAAGCCACGCCTCCGCGCCTGCCAGGTCGGTTGCGTCGTAATCCATGAGCCACGTGACCAGCTCGTCACGAGCGCATCCGTTCGCCTCGGATTCGGCAAGGCGGCTTTCGAGGTGCGCGGACCACAGGGACAGGGAGTCCGCCGCGTCGGCGAGATAGTCGGCCGCCATCTGGTCGAACCCATCTCGGCGCATTGCCAGAATTTTTCGTCCGGAGACCGAATCCGCGTGACACTCCCGGCACAACCGCACAACCAGATAGTCCGACGGCTTGAGCCCCGCGCCGCCATCGGATCCAAAATGGTGAAGTTGGCTCCACGTCCGCGACTCGCACGCCACGCACAGGCCGTCACGACGCGCGGTGTGGACGAAGGCGAGGAAGGCTTTAGAGCGGTGCGGCATGAATCCCCTTGCGGCCTCACGCCCCCTAAGAAGCCCTCGACGTGAGGTGGACAACGGGAGTGGGGGGACTCTCGTGTGGCCCGTCGGGAGCTTCTTGGGAGGCGCGAAGCATGATTGCAATGTACGGCCGACGGTTGGATTTGTCAAACGGGATGGAGACTACGCAGCCTTCTCGGCGCTCGCGGCTGCGATGACTTCCACCTCGCCCACGAACTTGACCGCGCCGCTGACCGGCGTGCGGGGCATTCTCGCCTTGAGCCCGGTGAACAACGCGCGCATCGCGCCGTCCGCGTCGAACTCCGCGACCGCCGCATCCCGAGCCGCCTTCGCCGCGTCCCTGTCCGCGCTGCCGACGAACTCGCTCGCCAGCCCCTCGATGATTTGGATGGACCGCTCGCGGGTGCAACCGCTCATCTTGAGGGCCAAAATCAGGAACGCTTCGGAGACGAGACTGGACGTCGAAGCCTTGTCCGTATCCTCGCCGACCGTGACCGCGCCCGACAGGCGAACCGTCACGTCAACCGGATAGGTGCCGGGGTCCATTGCCGACCGCGCCGCCTTCACGTTCTTTTCCGCGACCGCTTTCGAGGTCGCCAGCATCTCAACCGCGCTCATGTTGTTGCTCATGGGGTTCTCCTTTTTCGTTCGGTCACTGGCTCCCCGGTCGGGGCTCGCACCCGGCTGCGGCTGGCGGGGAGGGTTGTGCTCAGACCCCGAACACGTCGCCGACGTTGACGAACCGACCGTATCGGGCGCGCTCGCCGCCGAATGTCACCTCGACGTAATACTGCCCCGTGACGCCCGTCTGCTCCGGCGTTTGCAGTATCTTCTTCACCGTTCCGGTCCCCTCTTCGTCCTTCCGCGTGAGTGGGTCAGTGAACACGCGCACCGTGCGCCCGACAATGTAGTGTGACAGTTGCTTGGTCATCGTGATTCTCCTTTTTCGTTCGGACTACCTGCTACCGTACCTGCGGCGCTGGTCCAACTGCGACGGCACAACCGGCTCTCCGTCCTCCCACGTCGCCTTGGCCCATCGGTCGCCACCACAGCGCTCGCGGGTCAGACGCGCGGTCAACTTGCGCCACGTCATGGTGTGCGACTCTTCGGCCGTGTACGTCTCGCACGTTCCCGGTCCGTCCCCCTCGCCACTCCAAATCTGAATCTTCATTTGCGTCTCCTTTTTCTCGCTGCCCATGCTCTATATATAGCGCCTCGCCTTGCGCCTGTCAAGGCGGAAACAGCAAAATCGACACGGCCTATGTCGTTTTTTTTCAGCCCCGCAAACCCGCGCCGTTGCTGGTCGGGACGCTACGGGAGGGGCAAAACAGGGAGGGCCGTGGTCGGGACGATACCGCCGTTGTAGTCGGCGACAAGCTGTCCGTGAGCCGCCACAAGCTCGTTAATCTTGTCGTGAAACGCGGTCATATTCCCGAGCCCCGCCGCGTCCAGATAGTCCGCGAGCCCTTCCACCTGGCACGGGATGGCGGCGGGCTCCGGCCCCCACGCCGCGCCGCTGTCGAACTTCTGCCCCGCGATCGTCACGACCGTTCCGGTGGACCCGAGCCCGAGCTTTACCGACGCGCCCGTCACAGGGTCGGCGACGTAGTAGGCGTCCGCCGCCGCTTGCACCGCCGCGATGATGTCCGCTTTGGTCGTCATCCCACGCACCCCTTGTGGTAGGCCAGCCCCGCGTCATCGAACACGGGGAGCTCCCTGACCAGTATCCCGCACGCCGCGCACTTCACCGGCCCGCGCTCGGCCGCCGTCAACATGACGTCCGGGAGCGCCCACACCTCGCCCATGCACACCTCTCGACCGTCCTCTAGCACGCCGACCATGCGGTTGACCGAGATGCGCTCGGGCTCCTCGCCGGGGTGGATTTCTACGGCCACCGTCTGCCGGTGGTACATCAACTCTTTGATGGGCGTCGTTGTCGAATCGATTACCGTGAGCGGCGGGAAGGGCGGCCCGTTGCTCGCGTAGACCTGCCCCGGCTCCGCGTGGATGGAGTGGGCGTAGGGAGCTTCTGGGTCACCCACGAGGTCGCACAGGCGACGTAGCAGGGCGAGGCGGTTGGGGTCGGTTGCCACGGGCTACCTGCCCTTGACCAGCCGGTTCGGCGCTGGCGCATGCACCCCGGCCCTCGCCACCGGCCGCTGCCTCGGTAGCGGCTTGTACCCCTCGACGACAGCGAGGAAGCCGGGCGACCCGTCGTCGTTCTTCGTCGGGTTCAGCGACCGCACGCGACCGCCGTTCTCGGCAATCCACTTGTCGAGCGCAACCTTGGCGGCAACGACTCGCTTCGGATGGTTTCCGCGCGGGTTGTCCTCACACACCGCCACGATGCGCTCAATCTCCCGGTGTCCGGGGTGGGGCGCGTTGCGGTTCGTCCAGGGCAGGTCTTCGGACACGATGATTTCGATTTGCTCACTCATGCTTTCCCCTTTTTCATTTCGTCATTCAGCGCCTTAATTGTCGCCTTAACCGCCCGGCTGTAGCTGTCCCGAATCGTCCAGGGCCAGTACAACCACGGCTCGCGAGTCCGAAAATGGAAGTAGCGCACAAGCATCCCGTGAACCCCCACTTCGGCGCTCGTCTCGACGGTCACAAGCTCGGACGTGCGCGGGATGCGACAGCGGACGTTCTTCGGACGCAAGCACGTCAAGTCGCCGCTGTCGTCGAGAATGCGCGCGTAGGGCGGATAGACGTCTTGCCAGACGCCAACGTCCGCCACGTTGCCGCGCTCCTTCCACTTTGGGTTGTCGAGCACGGCCAGCACGTCCGCTCGGGTGTACTCTCGCCACGTCTTCCCGGCTGGTAGGAGCCCCATCTTCTCGGCTCGCGCTCGGGTGCGAGGGCCGATGGAGCAAGCGTTTCCGCGACTCTCATTCCAGGCGACCGCGAGAAGGCCCATGGGGTCAACGTGCAGGCTGTTCCGCTTCATCGCAAGCAAGGCGGCTTCTGCGATGCGCTCCCCGCGAGCATTCCACTGATCGGTCGGCGTCAACTCGCCGCAGTCGTACCACTGTTTCGGAGATTCGCGCCGCGTAATTGCCGCGAATGCGCGCCCTGCTTTCACTACCCAAGCCTTCCCCTTGTGGGTCAACTCTGTTTCAGCCGACGCGTCCGCTCGCGAGGCGTAGAACAGACACGCCGCGACGATGGCCGCCACAACCAACACCACCCCCATTATCAGCATCTCGCGCTTCTCGCGCTTGACGCGCCGTTCGTGCTCCGCCTGTTTCTTTTGCTTCAAGTATTCGTCAAGCAAAACTAACCTCCTAGCGCTGTGCGAAACGCCGCTGCGTACAAGCCGCAAAGGCGCTCCATTCCTTCCATGTCGCATCCGGCAGGATCGAACTTCTTCGTTGTCGCGTGCAGATGCCCTATCATCCCGACGTGCTCTTTCGAGTTCGTGATGACCTCTCGCGGAATCACCCCGCCGACGCGCGGGAACATCGGGGCCGTGGTCGTCTCGCCCCGCGCCTTCGTCACGGCTGCCCACACGCCCGCCATGACCCGAGCGCAGGCGTCAACCTGGACGTCCGGCATGACGTACACCTTGCGTGGCGAGCCCTGTAACGTCTCGTACCGGGTGGCATGTGGTAGGTTGTTCCGCCGCTTGCAATTCGCCGGGCTGTAGTAGTCCGGGTCAGCCGCCGCGTCCGGGAACAGGCACAACTCCGCGCCCACCGAAATCCCGTTATGAGCCCCCGCGTGCCAAGCGCATTCCACCGCGTCAAGAAACTGGTACACCCGGCCGTCGTCCTCGATGGCGAACTGGACCGATAGCCCACGGTCCATCCAAAGCGTCTGGTACATGCCGGAGGGGTTCTTCCCGTCCCCCCCCGAGTGATGCACGAACAACTGCGACACCGAGGCCAGCCCCGCCTTGCGGGCGCTGTAGCGCGGTCCCTTGATGGTCCGGTCCTTCCCCGTCTTGCGGTCCTCTACGGTCACGGCCTTGGTCGTGTAGCCGTCGAACCCGCCGGGGTCGGTCCACCGAATAACAGGGATGCCGATGTCCACCGGGGAACCGCCGACCATGATACAAGTGTTCGTCATCCGTTGCACCTTTCGCCAGATTCTACCACGGGAGCCTCGGGTATGTCAGTCCCGCGACCTCAATACTCCCCCGGCCTATTCTCTCGATACGTCTCGCCCGGTTGCCCCGGCTCGAATACGGTCTCCACGTCTCCCACCCACAGGCGAGGCATGACGGCGTGAAGCATCCGCACCCCGCCTTCTCCGATGCTGTCCTTCGCGATGTCCATCCGCAAGGCGTTCGGCTTCTGCTCCGCCCCCTCGATGCTCTTTGTGTAGAAGTAGGGGTAGTGCAAAAGCAGAATGAGTTTCGCCGCTTGCTCGATTTCGCCCGACTCTTTCAGTTGTTCGATGCTCGGCGGTGGCGGTTCTTTGCTGGGGTTGAATTCACTCCGCCGAATCTGCGAAACGACGATAACCGCGATGTCCAGTTCTCGCGCGAGGTCCACAAGCCCTTGCATGGCTTCTGCGAACCGCTCGTGTCGCGCCTGCCCCGATCGCTCCTTCTCGCGGATGAGTTGGATGTAATCGACGACCACAAAATCCAGGCCGTGCCTTTCCTTGTGCGCCGCCGCTTCTTGCCGGACGAACATGGAGTCGACGCCCGTTCGGTCACACAGGTAGAGGTTGAACCGGGCCGCCTCGCTCGCCGCGTCCGAGAGCACCTTGAATTCGTTGCCTCGCACGTCGCATTCGATGATTCGTTTGGCCGCGATGCCCGACATCTGGCACGCAAGCCGCGCCCACTGAACCCGCGATGTCTCCTCAAGCGAGAAGTAAATGCCGCTCCGCCCTTGCGTCGCTAGGTTCCGAGCTGCCGTCATGGCGCAAACACTCTTTCCGTTTGAGGGTCTACCGCCGATGACCGTTGGCGTGCCCCTCGGAATCCGCACCCCGCCGAACCCTATTGGCAACGTCTCGACGATGGGCTTACCCGCCTCCAAGGCGTTGAATAGGTCGTGCATTCCTTGACTCGCCGACTGGCATACGCTGCCCGTGGAAGCCAGGGACAGGGACGCGGCCGTGAAGTCAGCGCGCGACTGCGCTAAAAACTCCTCAACGGTTTCGTCCTCACCACCGTTCGCGAACGCTTCCGCCACGATGGTCTGCGCCGCGTAGATGACTCGCCGGAGTGCCGCCTTGCGCGCGATGATAGTTGCGTAGTGCGCGACGTTTGCGACGGTCGCCACCTCTTCTATCAGTCCGTCGAGAGCCAGGGTACCGCCGCACTTCTCCAGGTTCCCCGCTTGTATCAGGTCGTTGCCGACCGTCACGGCGTCAATCGGTTCGCCCAACTTGGACAGCCGGAGCATGGCATCCCAGATGTAGCGGTGCTTCCAGGCGTAGAAGTCTGCCGACGTGATACGCGGGGCCGCCACGTGGAAGGCCGCGTTGTTGAGAAGCACCGCCCCGAGCACGGCCGCTTCGGCTTCCAGGTTGTGCGGCGGGACGCGCCCGCCATCAACCGGCTGCGGGTTCTTTGCCATGTTTTTCATCCCACAGTTTTTGAATCCGGGTCGCTTCGATTTCCCACGCCGCTTGTTTCTTCGGAGGTTCGACGATGCCGGGTCCGCCTGCCGCTCGGTTTGCCTTGTGCTGTCGGTCCAACTCGATGCCGAGCCAGCGAGACAGGAAGCGACCAAATCCCTGTAGCCCGTCCTTGCGCCGCCGGTCCGTGGCCGCTGTCGCGAGCGCTTCTCGAATGTCCAACCCCTTGTCGATGTACAGCCCGCACGTTTGGACGGCGAGTTCCTGTGCTTCCTGCGCTCCAAGGTCGGGCCAGTACCAGAGGAGTCGAACCGCCGCGACGTGTCTGTCTTTCTTCCCGCCGTTCAAAATTGAAAGCTGTTCTATCAGTTCGGGTGGTAACGCTTTCCAGTCCCACTCGTTTTCGTTTCCTCTTGGATCTTCAATTTCAAGGCGCGCGGGCGCGTGAGGAGTGCGGCACGCACTCCCGGTATAGGTATCGGGAACGGCCAAGGGAACGGAAGGGGGAACGGGAACGGTATTTATTCCTGGTGAGTCCTCGAACCATAACGGCATGGTTCGGTCAACGTTGGCGGTATGGTTCGGCGAAGGTTTAGCGAATGATTCGGCGAATGCTTGCGCGAACGTTTTTCCCCCTCCCTCTGTTGTTGGGTTTTTCCTCTCAACAAACGCCTTAACCGTTTGATAGCAATCGAGTTTCAGTTTGCAGTCCGGTATGGAAACGAACGCCTTGGCGAGTGCCCGGATTCCGTTCGGGTTGCTCGGGGGGTTGCGTTCTAAATACTTCGGGATGAAAACCACCCGAGCCCCTTCGTCATAGTCGAACAAAGGTTCCCCGTAACGTTCATCGAAACCTTCCCCGAAACCTTCGGCGAACCTTGACGGCAACATTCGAAGGTCCTCGGCCATCGCCGCCATCCCGGCCTTGAAACAGCCAAGCCCGTTACCGAGAGGAGTGGACAGGACGTAGAGGTAAACCCGCTGCCCGAGTTCCGAGCGCAGCCAAAACTTGTCATCGTTCCAGATGCCCCGGTAGAGACAGGTGAACGGTTCGCGTTGAGAGGTCATCTCCCCTCCTCCGATTCCCGCCGCAGGTCCGCGAGCACGTCGCCAACGACGTCGCCGACGTGAACCGGCCGGTCGTCTCGTATCCCGAGCGCCCGCCGCTTCTCTATCAAGCGCAGGTTCGCGGCTTCGAGTTGTGCCTGGATTTCAGCGTGTGACTCGGCCATCGTCGAACCCTCCAAACGTGTCAGCTTCTCTGAACGAAGCACCTGCGGTGCAATGCAGAACCTTGGGAGGGTCTACCCGCAGATGCTTCGATCGGAGAATCTGACCAGTATTGTTCTGCATTGCACTTCTTTTCTACAACGCGCCGTCTCCGAAGTCAAGGCAAACGCACGAACGTCCCGAGCCAACCACAGCGCGGGCACGTGATGGCGTGCGGGCTACCATTCCGCTCCTCTTCGTCTCCGTCCCAATCCATCGACTTGACTATCACGTCCTCAATCTCCCACTGAGGCCCGAACAACTCGCCGCACCACGGGCAGGATGCCGGGCCGTGACGACTCGGCGAGAACGATTGGATGCGCGCAACGATGTCCTCCCTTGGGTCAAAACTCCGTTTGGCAGGTGGCTCGTCAACGGTCGGCACCGCCCCCACGTTGTGCTCAAGCGGCTCGGGCTCCGCGTAGATAAACGGCTCGCCGGGACCATCGCTTGAGTTGACCCTCACGAGGTCTCCGGGGTGGCACTCGGAGAGGTCGCACGTTCGCCACTGAATCCCGTCGTGACAGCGGACCTCGTACCAGTTCGTTGTGTCGTCTTTCATTTCTCCCCCCTCCAAAGCACCTCGAAGTTGAAGTGCGTCCCGAGCGCTTGCCAGATGGTCACGCGGTCTTCGTCAAACCCCTGCACCTGGTTGTCGAGAAGCACCACGTGGCTCGGCTCCGTCGCCGTCCCTTGGGCGAATGCCAGCCCGCGCGGAGTCGGACGCCAGAGGCCGCTAGAGCGTTTCGCGGGGTCGTCGTTGTGCGCCTGCTCTACCAGCCCCCAATGGGTGAGCTTCGCGTAGTCGCCACCCCGGACCGAAATCGTGCGGATGTCCACGAACGTGCCGGGCGGCTTGGCGAGGTATTCGCGACACAACAGGATGAGGAACCGCGCCATATCCGCGTTCATCGCCCGGTGGTACGACTTCACAACACGGTCGCAGATGGGGCAACGGCAACCGGCCGGAGCTTCGGCGCGGACCTCGGCGCGAAGCTGCTTCACGACGTGCTCCCGCTCCGTCGTCTCAAACTCGCTCGGGGCCTTGTCGCTATCATCGTAGTGTCGGAACCCGAGCGCCAGTTGCGCGCGTTGCGACGGCGGCACGGGGTTCTCCGGGGCTTGCGGTTGCGAGTAGCCGCTTTTTTTGATGAACGCCACGAGGCACCTCCTAGAACTCTTCGTTGTCGTCCGGCGGCATCTCCATATCGGGAGGTCCGCCCGTCTCGGGCTCGCCCTGTGGCACGAGATTCAGCGGCGGCGGGGCCTTGCCCTTGCGCGTCCGCTTGTTTCGCAGTTCGGCCTCGGTGATGACTCGCTCCAACTCCTCGACGGGAGCGCCTTCGATGGGTCCACCGAGCGCCGCGCGGATTTGCTCGTCTGTCATCTTGTAGGTGTTGTGCAACCGGCCGAGCAACGTGGCGAACAGCCGGGGTGTCGCTTCGGCGGCGGGCTCGGACTTCTCGGGCTTCGTCACGACGTGGACCGGGGCGGGTTCCGCGCCGCCATTGGTCCGCGTAGATACTGGTTCCGCGCCGTTCTGAGTCGAGCCCCGCGCCGGCGGGTCCGCAGCCTTGGACGGTTCGGCCGGCGCGGGTTCGGGCTTCGAGGTCGGTGCCGGGGCCTTCGTCGCGGGAGCCTGCCCAGCCAGCGCGAGGTCAAAGAACTCCTCCCGGCCGCGTCCGCCCTTCAACCCGTTGGCGATGGCGCGAAGCTCGGGCAGTTCCTTCGCGATGGTCGTGTCCACCGTGTGCCCGAGCCGCTTCTCCAACATGACCTGGCTGACACCGAGTTCCGAGAACTGCAACACCATGCCCCGGATGCGGTCCACCAGCGGCATCTCGTCATCGCCCTTCTCGATGGTCTTCATGCACCACTCGACAGCCTGCTCAACGATGTCGACGGGGATGATTTTCTCCAGGCACGCGCGCTTGCGACGGCTGGCGTAGTTCGCTACGATTTCGTACTTGTCGCGCTCGTCATGGAGTTCCTTCTCCCCCTGCTTCGTGTCGCGGACGCGGCGCATCCAGAACTCGATACGAGTTCGCGAGTTTGTCTCCATGTCCCAGGCGTAGGTTTCCACGCGCACGGACTCGCCATCCTCTTCGAGCATCCGCCACCCGTGGTCCAGGTTGCCGTATGCCGTGGCGATGGCCTCCATGAGATCGATGCTCGGGCCTGTAACGGTCTTGTTGCTGCGCGGGAACGAGTAGAGCGCCTTATCGGCGAGCCGCAACCGCGAGCACATCGCCTTGATTTTCTTGAGCACCGCGAATTCGTTGCGCGGGTTGGACCTCGCCATGAGCACCATGGCCTGCGTCTCCGACAACACACGCGCCGCGTCGACTGCCGCCGACTGTGCGAGCGCCTGAATCGGCGCGACCGGCGCGAGCGCTTGCGGGTCCACGACCTTGACGGTTCCCTGCCATTCCTGATTGCCTGCCATTTTGATCCCCTTTCGATGCGGCCTACCAGCCGAGTTTTCCTTCTAAATCATCCTGGGCAACATCGGTAATTTCTCCGACTGTCGCAACGCTAGGAATTGCCGTTGTAATATTGATGTTGTTCACAATGTCGTCTCGTATTGGATTCGTCGATTCATTCCATTGTCCAGTTTCCAGCCAAGGTAATATCAGCATTCTAAATTCGTACTCTGGACCGTGAAAGCAGACGAAGCAAACAGCATCACCCGTTCGTTTGAAACGATGAACGTCTCCGTTCTCAAATCTCCGACCGCACCAATCGCATTCACGCATTGCACTCACACGTTCGGCAATCTCCGAACCCGCTCGGACACATGACGACAAATCCAAAAGAGCCCGCACCACGTGGGCGAGCAATTCCACGACCCCGGCGGGCACGGTGGGAAGTCGCCGTGGTCTATCATCCGCAGCATGATTCCCGCGCCGTGCTGCAACGCCACCCAATCCGCGTCGTCCCGCACCGTGGTCCGGTCGTCTCGCTTCGCCCCGTCCTTCGAATCGAAGAACACCTCGAACACCGTCTCGGCCGGTTCGATGCCACGGTCGGCGACGAACAACTTGCGATAAATCGTCGCCTGATTTTCCTTGTGCTCCCGCCCCTTCGGCCACCGCTTGCCCGCCGTCTTCCAGTCGACCAGTTTGTTGTCCGCCGTCGTGAGGTCGATATACCCCACCCACGGGACCGGCAGCTCCGACCCCTGGTACTTGACGAACTGCTCTACCGAGGCGGGCCGGTACAACGGGGCCACCGTGGCCGCCAGCACGCGCGAGAACTCCACCGCTCTGTCTACCCCCTCGGATAGCAGACGGCCAAGGGCGGGCCTGTCCTCGCGCGTACAGAGCACGCCGTCCTTCTCGACTCGCTCGCGGTACTTGGTGACGGCCGCGTCGGCAAGGTCGGACGCCGGGAGGTCCACCCCCGTGACAATCTTCTGCCGGAAGTTCAACTCTGCCGCGCCGTGCAACCCGCTACCGACGTGTGCCGCGATGCCCGGCGGTATCTTGATGCCCTGGTTGTGTACGTAATCCCACTGTGCCGGGCACTTGAAGAACTGCCCGTAGGACGACGCCGACAGGTGGTCCAAGGTCGTCAACGCTGCCCCCCCGTCAACCCGGCGTACCAGAGGGCCGCCGCGATGAGTTCCGAATTCTTGAGCGGCGCGAGCACGTCATCTCGGGCCATGGTCAGCGCCCCGGCGAGACGTTCCAGCCCGGCCAGCGCGGGACGCCCTGCCTTGAGACTCATCTCCAAGGCTTGCCGCGACACCCCGCACTTCCCCGCGAGTTGCGCGAATGTCATGCCGTGCGTGGCTGCCCGGACTTTCACTCGGGCGTATTCGGGGGTGTAGTATCTTGGCATCTACTCCGACTCCTCTCAATTGGGTTGTGCACTCGCCACCGTCCACCTCAAGGGACAGCTTGCGCCTTGCCCTTGCGAATGTCAAGCGAGTTGTTTGGAAATCGACGCGGGCTTGCTAGTTCGCGGGTCCGGCGGCCTTCGCGGCTTCGTCGTCGCTCGGGTCGTGCAGCACGCCGATGGAGAACAGAAACTTGATGTCCGCCGGGGAGACGATGCCGCCCCGGTCCTCACACGGCGTCTCGGGCTTGTCGTTCCAGCCGGGGAGGTCCGTGACCAGAATGCGGTACAGCTTGAGCGGGGTCACGCCGTCATCGGCCAGCACCTCGGACGCCATGAGTTCGGCGTACCGTCGGTTCTGCTCTGCCACGAGTTCGTCGGCGTCGTGCTCGGCTCGCAACGCGGACGACCGCTTCTCTAACTCTTCGGTCTCCATCTTCTCGGCGGCGAGCGCTTGGTGCGCCTTCTGGTACGCCTCCAGCTTTTCGTTCTTCATCGCCTTGGTTGCAGCCTCCATCACCTTGTCGACGATGGTCTGGTTGCGGGCGATACCCGTGGCGTAGCGCGTGTACCGCCTCACGCGGTCCACCGTCTCGGCAGCGGCCTTCTGGTTGGCCGCCTGCTCCGTCGGGTCAGGAGACGTGAAGTACGCCCCGGACTGGACGTTGAGGAAGTTGGAGAACGCCTTGGCTTTTTCGTAGGTCAGCATCGCTATCCCCTTGGTTGGTTGTTTGCAGCCGTGTCATTGGTTCCTCCTGCTACACTGCTTCCAACGCTATCCTGTATTCAACACCCCCCACCAATATCTTGAGCTTGAAATCGGGGGTGAACCCTGCGCCAATCGCCTCAACTGCTTGCTCCAGGAACAAGCCGAGAGTGGCCGTGTTATCACTGGAATCTACGGCATAGGCCAGGATGGAGTCGGCTGTGGCCGCAATTGGAACCGTACCCGTATAGAATAAATGGAGTGCACCATAGGCATTTGCGTTTATGGCAGTTCCCATGAGTTGCAAAGTGCCCTTGGAATTCAACCTCATCTTTTCTTCTACCGCGCGGGTGCCTGCGTTGTAGAAGGCCAAGCAAGAATCCTGGTTTACAGATGTCCAATCGTTCTCAGTGATACAGGCAATGCGACCCGCGTCCGCAACAGCCGGTGTTGCCGCGTCATAGTACCACTGATTCCAAAGAATCGCGGAGCCCGTGCCGTCCATGTCGGCGGCGTTGTAGCGGTTCGTCAGTTCGAGAACATCCGTAACGGCCTTGGACGCGCCAAGGATTTCCAGGTCGAGTAGCGACGTCGGGAGAATCGTGCCGATGCCAACGGCGATCGTTCCAGCCGCACCATCGCTGAGAGGACCAGCCGTGAGAATCTGAACCGGGGCGTTGTCTGCTACGCCAGCACCGCCAATCGGCGAAGCCCACAGGGAGGTGTACGAGCCCGCCGAACCTGTAGCCGTGCCAGCGACGAGATAGAGCGGACCACCGGCCTTGTCCGTTGCCGCCAGAGTCGCGCCGCCCGCGACTACAGACAGCGTGTTGCCAGCAGTGTTTGCGGTGGTGTGGCGCTGCATCTTGACACCGGCCGCAGAGGTGCCGAGCATGGCGAACGTCTCTCCGGACGTTGGAGTCGCGCCAAGCGATCCGATACCATATTGATTTATCCTCCCGTAATACGCACCACCGTTGTTCGCGCGGAAAAAAATTGCGCCTGACGGACCCGCCATGATCTGCGTGTATCCAGGACTGCTAGCAACCGAGAATGTCCCATCCCCACCAATCCCAAGGCTCCCAACCGAATCAACCGTGAAGCACGATATTGCGCCAGCAAATATTCGACATGATGTCGTGTTGCGAGAGGGTCCAGCGTCAACCAATCCAGTGTCAGCAACGTTGATATTGTAGGTTGTATCAACGTTGTTGAGCAGCGCGACTCTGTACCATATTGCGCCCCCGGCCTTGTTCATGTGAATGTAGCGCCCGGTAACAGTCGAATCGGTGGATACCGGCAGATTGGAACAAGCGATCTGCTCGTTTGCCACGACCGTGTAATTTCCACTGCCGGTCCAAAGCTCGGTTTCGCCAAGAGCATTCACAGCAGTAAGTTTAATCGAGTGCACACCATTCGTGTTGACTCCAGCCGCCCCAGCACCAAGCACCGCCGCCGCGCAGCTCAGCGTCGGAACGTAATCGAATCGGATCGCCCCGGATTGAATGTTCGCGCGCTGCAACGGCGTCGCAGTTCCAAACCCCGTGAACCCGGTCGGCTGGTCCACATACAACTGATTCGTGTTGATCGCGAAATCAGACGTCCCGGTGTTGATCGCAACGCCGGTTGTCGTAGTGGTATTTCCAATCGTGATCTGCCGAGCACCAGCAGTGCCAAATCCCATCGCTCCGGTATCCGCATCCCCACCGATCGTGATTGCGCTAGTCCCTGCCGCGTCCAAGGTCACGGCCCCAGTAGCATTAACATCGAACCCGAGCGAGGTCGTAAGAGTCAACGATGTCGCATTCCAGGTTCCTATCGTGCCATCAATGTCCACTATCCCGATCGAGTTGAGAATCAGACCGCCGGAAACCAGAGTGCTCAGGGTCAGATTTCCCGAAGACGCCGTGACGTTGGAAGCCCCTGTACCGTCTATCGAAAACACACCAGTCGAAAGCATGTCGAACGTGCCGGTGACATCCATGTCGATGTTGGCAGCGGCATCAATATCAAGCAGACCAATCGAGTTCACAATCAACGTGCCAGATACAAGCGTGCTGAGAGTCAACGTGCCGGATGTTGCCGTGAGATTGCTTGCACCCACGCCGTCCAAACTTAGTCCCGTTGCGGCATCGATGGTCACGGCATTTGTACCGTTGATGTCTACCGTGCCCGCGCCCGTCGTGTTGACCTGGAATCCGCTAGTACCCGTGTTGACAATGACTCCCGTTGTCGTGGTGATGTTGCCGACCGTTACCGTCCGCGCACCGGCCGTTCCAAAACCCATCGCGCCCGTGTTGGCGTCACCGCCAATCGTGATGGCGCTAGCACCGGCAGCATCGATTGTGACAGCCCCGGTTGCGTTGAGGTCGAACGTGAGCGACGTACCGATGATAGCGGACCCTAACTCGGCGGACAGGTTCAACGTATTCGCGCCAGCATGGGTGAACCTGAAATAATCCGTCCCGTCCTCGATGAAGAACCCATCGGCGACTCCCGTACATCCAGCGAGATTGAAGATATGGGAATATGCCCCTGTAGTTGTCCAGGTAACATCCCAGTCATTAACAGCAACCGTTGCCGCCGCAGCCGCATACGCCTCATCCAGCGTCACCGCCGAAGACGCGCACTGGTTGATCGCGTTGAGCAGCGACGTGCCATCCCCGAAGTTGTTTTTGAACAGCGTCCACTCTGCCGCCGTGGTGCCAAACGGCATCGCAACCGTGTACCCGCCAGCACCTCCGCTGTCTTTCTGCCAGGAATCGGAGAACGTAATGCGCGCACCGAGGGCATTCACGTTGTCGCAGTCGATTGTCAAATCGCGAAGCACCGCAACGTCGGCGTGCAACAGGATCTGCAAATTACCGTTGAGTCCAGTCGCAGTGAGCGTGTACGTGTCGGCATCGACAGTCATGGCGCGAAGGAGGTTACCAATGGCCACAGAACTTCCGCCCGCACCGGTCCCAACGTAGAGTTTCCCTGCCGTGGCATCCAGTGTCAGATTTCCGGTCGTGGTGCAGACGTTGGATGCCGTGACGCCATCGATGGAGAACCCCGCAGCCAGCGAATCGATCGTGATAGCGTCGTCTGCGTCGATGTTCAGAATTGCCGTTCCGACTCCGGCGTTGGTTGCACGAATGACTATTGCGTGCGCCAGCGCATCGTTCGTATCGGCGAGAAGTCCAACATCCATCGCGTTGACGGTAGTGGCTAGAGATCCGGAATAGCCAATCTGAATATTGCGGGCACCGTTCGTTCCAACGGAAATCTGGTTGGCAACGTTAGCAGCGCCAATCGCTATTTCCCCGCCTCCTGCCGTGGCCTCAATCGCGACACCGGCACCACCGACTCCGTTGAACCCGTGGAGCAGCAGTTGTCCGTTTGTCGCCGTAATCGTAATGTCATCGTCCGCGTCGATACCGATTCCCGCCGTGCCGCCGCCAAGATTCTCCGCGAAGATCTGCAATGCGTAGGCAAGCGCATCGCTGGCCGTCAGCTGAATCCGCATGTTGCCGCCATCGGACTCAATCCACCGCCGCGTCCCCATCAGCCCGATGCTCGCACCAGTGTTCCCCAAGTTCTCGATTGTGAGCACATCCACCGTCGCCAAGGGCATGAGTTGGTGCAACGACAGGGCCGTGCCGTTGACAGCGACCGGGACAGAGATGTCCACCGCGCCCGCGTCCGCCGTGATGAAACGACCTCCGTTGTAGGCGTTGTCGAGCGTCAAGACACCGGGCGTCAAAAAGTCCACCCACGCACCACCCTGGTAGCCCCTGTACGTGTGCGTGCCCGTGGCGTAGTAGGTCATGCCGTTGCGCGGGTTTCCGAGCCCGTCCGCCGTGCTATCCCACTTGCGCGCTCGAAGCTCCGTCAAGGCCGCCGCGTCGTTTGCCCATTCACCGAGATAGTTCGCGAATGCGTACGGGGTGCTGTAACCTGCCACGGAAGCCTCCTAATCGACGCGCCAGAGCGACGCGAACGGTTCTTCGTCTATCCGCCCGACCGGCGGCTCGGGACCGCTACGCTAACAGGGAGGCCCCCGCCGGGGCCGAAGGACTACGCGACGGTGCAGAGCATCCAGCCCGTGAGGACGTTGCCCGCCGCCCAATCGGTCCCGGCGCTGTTGTCGACGGTCAACTGACCACCGGCCAGCGTCACGGCTCCGGTCCATGCGATGCGCGTGTAGTTTGCAGCGGCTGTCAGTATGTCGAGCCCGTAGGCCACGACCGCCGACCCGCCGAAGTCGAACCGAATCTCACCAGCGAGCACGTCCTGCGCAGTTACCTCGTAGCGGAACGGGAACGTCTGGCGCTTGGACGCCGCGACCGCCGTAGCGCGAGCCTGATAGAAGCCCGGCTGCCCACCCGCGAGCACGCACGTGAGAGCCGAGGCCGCCGTGATGTCCGCCTGTAGCCGCGTGTAGCACTGGACGTACCAGCGACCGTCGCCCGCGCCGCCGTAGATGGCCGCGCGAATTCGCAGGCCGATGACCGTGTGGGCGTTGATGCACGCCGCAAACGCCGCCGCCATGAGGATGGTGTCGTCCTCCTCGACGCCTGCGCTCGACCGCAGAAAGTCGTCCTGGTCGACCACGACGTCCCGCGCCTCGATGGCCGCGAGTGCCACACCGCCGATGCTGAACGTGTAGGACGCGCCATCCGCCGGGCGCTGTGCCGCACCACCCACGTCGAACGCGATGACGCACGAACTCGGCGTGCCCTTGTCAACGACGATGCCAGCCACCGCACCCGCGAGGCCGTTCGCAGCATCGATGACGCCGTCCGCCACGGTCGGGTTCGGGTACGTGCCCGCGAGTTCCCCACCAGCCGCCGCCGCGTTCAGCGTGAGCCGCCACACCGCCGCGCCAACCGCCGCATCTGCGCACTCGTAGGTGTTGTTGAGTGCGTTGTCCACCCACCGCGAGCCGACCGCGTAGCCCGCCACGCTGTCATCGCCGACAGCCGGGGGAACAACCGCCGCCATGTTGTCCTGAATCACGGCATAGGCCCCGGCACCCGTGCGCATCATGTGCCCGAGCGTCGCCCCCGCCATGTCCGCGTCCATGACCGCGCCAGCCGCCGCGACGTTTGCCGCGTCGGTGACGTCTGCCGTCGCCTCGATGCCGTCCAATTTGGTCGTGTCGAGCGCCGTGATAACCCTTGTCGCACTTACCCTGATTGCCATCTCGTCCTCCGTCGGCGGTTGCCCACCGCGATTTGTTACCTCGTCACTCGCCTATCAGTTCTCGCGCCCGTAGATGCGAGCGGTCGCCGTCAATGTTGAACCCGCACCCGTGTCCGCCGTCGTCACTTTCACGTACAGAGTTGCAGTCCCCGCGATGCTCGGGAGGATACCGGTGATCTGAATCGGGAACGTCTCGCCTACGGCGTTCAGCCCTGTCAACGGAGTCGCCGGAAGAATCTGCGTGCCACCCGCCGTGGTCCCCACTGTCACGATGGCGTTTCCGTTTGGAACACCGGTCAGCGCGGTCACGATGAAATCGATTCCCTCGGGGATGAACTTCTTGGTGGCCGTTCCGTTGAGCGCCGCCGCCACTTCGTTGTTCAGAGTCCGCAGCGCCAGCCCGGCGTGCGTGCTCTCAACAACCGCATTGCCGATCGTGTTGACCGCCGTCTGGAGGTCGTAGATGATGTCGCCGAGTTCCTTGCCGGTGTCGGCGTCGGGAACGATGTTCATGCCGCCGCGAAATTCCTTTGCCGGGTTAATTACGGTCAGGGTCGTCATAACTTCCTCCTGTAGCGGCCGTCGCGGCCTGCGGACTCTCGCCCGTTTCGTTTTCTATCGTAGCATGTGAGCCCACCTGTTCGGCAAGCCCGCGCACGGCGTGTGAAGCCTTGTCCACACTGCCAGTTGACATGAAAATGCTAAGGAATACGCCGAGAAGAACACACGCCAAAACCACACCAACACCAATCGCCACGGCCCACCTCGGAAGAGACGGGAACAGGGTGGACGGCGGAGACAGGGAGCGGCGCTTTGGTGTCGGTTCGCAGGATTCAGATCGCCCACGGTCGCCATCCCTGCGACGGTCCGACTTGATGCCGACCTCTGTCACGTCGTTGATTGGGCACCCGCGCATGTGCGTGTGAACGGCTTTCTCTATCTTGATGGGCACGTCTCCAGCCTGCCGCTCAAGCTCGTTGATGCGGTGCCACGCGCCCTTCAATGACGAATTCGTCTCGGCTTGCTCTACTCGCACGTCCTCTATTTTCTGACCGAGGCGTTCGAACCCATCGTGAACGTCGCTCGCCAAGTCGTCAATTTTCCTTTCGAGATACCGATGCCCGGCGCAAACGCTCGGCTCAGGGAGAGACGGAGAATCCATTGCGTGCTCCTGTGCGCCCAACTGCTACCTCGACCCAGCGTGCGGGACTCGCCTGATGACTCCCTCAAGCGAGTGGCCGTCACCGGCTCCGTCCACGATCGTCCAAACGCCGTCGCCGTCGAAACACATCCGGCCGAAGTCTGTCGTTGATATTTGAGCAAACTCGCTCATGCTCATTAGGTAAGCGACGAGTTGCTTCTGCTCGTCGGCACCGACCGTGAGTTCGATTCTGGGATTTGCCTGTACGCAAGGCATCTTGTATAGGCACTCGATGTCTTTGTTCCCAGCACCGTCCATGTCGCGCATCACCTGGACCCATACGTTGAGCCCGTCGTATGCCATGTGCCCGACAGCAAGGATGTCGGCCGCTGCCAACTGCGGAATCCAGTCGTCTGCCGTAAAGTCATAGGCCACGACCGCGCCGAACGTCATCCCGAAGTTGATTGGTCCCGCTCCCGCGAGCGAATTCCCGTCGTTGAACGAGCACCAAAGGAGCGCACCGTCGAATAGCAACTCCTTGGGACACGCCCACGCGGGCATCCCTCCGGAGTTCAGCTGGTAGGGCCACGTTCCTGTCGCGCTCCCGAGCTGCGGGTTCACTATCCTGCACGTGAACACCTGGCCGACTCCGGTTGTCTCATTCCAACTCCCGACGTACACATTCGTTCCATCGCTCGCGAGCGCCTCGGTCGGCCAGCAGTTGTTCACCGCGTCGATAGGCATGTCGCCGCAGCCGGATGCGACGATGGCCCCGGTCCCCATGTTAATCATCGACACGCAGGGAGTCGTTCCGGGAATCGCCACCGGACCCCGGACCCACGAGTTCAGCGTGCAGATGACATCCGAACCGCCGTACGCCGACATCTGGACGACCTTGCAACGCTCGCTCTGCTTCATCGTTCCGGTGGTGCCGAGTCCGCTTCCAGGGAGCACAGTGCCGTCGTTCGGCCATCCAACCTTGATCGTGCCCGCGATGAGATTGAACGCCTGAATGCGATGCGGACTCGCAGCTCCAAGTGTCGGGTCGACAAACATGATGTATACGTTCAGTCCGTCCGAGCACATGGCCGTCGGTTCCCAGCGACCGGCCGGTACGGGGAGAGCGTTCGGGACCGCTCCCAGATCGGCGATGAAAGTGGGAAGCACAGGGATCTCGCACGGGTCGAACCACATAACAACGTTGCACGGCGTTCCAAATCCTGCGAGGTCCGCAAGGAACGCAACGTACTTCCGGCCAGACGAGCCGAGGAAGCGGCACGTGTCCGGGTAGTTGTATCCGGCGCTGTTGTAGGGGCTGTTCAGTCCGAGCCAAGCCTGCGCCCAATTGTACCCCGCGACTCGGAGATCGGCGCACACCTGTTCCGGTGTCTCCCAGGGAGGAGCAGATCCTCCGAATAGCGCCTCAAACCAGGGCGAATCGCGGAACGCAAGGTTCTCCGATTGCTTGGCCCGATCCCGTGGCCACGCTTCACCGTTCTCGAACTTCCAAGCCCCGCTCACCGTCTCATCTACCGCCCTCTCCGTCCTGTCGTTGACGTGCCCGAGCAAACCAGTGAGGAACCCGCGAACACTACCACCGGCCCATGACTCGGGCGTCCCCGCCTGCGCTGCCGACGTAACCGCCGTGTCGGGATGTGCCGGAGCGCCGCCTCCGATGTGCCCGTCCACGTTGTCCGCGATGCCCTCAAGCGCATCTTGAATTGCTCCGTTGCCGAGGTTGCAGAACCCTCCGACCGTGACGTGCGCCGCCGAGCCCATGCGCGCGGCACCGGCAAACGCCGACAGATCGGACACTATTTCGTTGATGGCTCCGCTTACTGTGACAGCCGCGATAGCCGAAGCGTCGCGCCAAGTCCCCGTCGCCGCGAACACCACACCAACGCCCGTCGACAGCGCGTCCACGTAGCCGAACAGGGCGATCACGGCGTCCACGAGGTTGCCGTATGCCGCCGTCGGGATGTACGTTCCTGCGTACCTCACGAGGTCTTGACGACGGTTCGTAATACCGGCCGCGACGATGTTGATGTCCGCCGCGAGAATCTGAACGGTGCCGAACACAAGCCGGATGTCCGCGAGCAACACGCCGTCTGCCGGGAGCGCCGGTTTGACGTTCGCCCCGAACGCCTGCTCTGCCGCCATCGTCACGTAGAGATTGAAAGAATCGTAGATGCGCGTGTAGACCGTGACGCCGTTCCCGTCCGTGACGGGGAGCGCAAGCGTCTGGTCGTATTCCGCGATGACAGAAATCCACCGCTCGTTACCGGGAGCAACGACCGTTGTCGGTGCGCCGAGGTGGTCTTGACTGCAATCCACCGTCTGCGCCGCCGCCCAATACAGGCGCTCTCCGTCCGGGTCGGTGCCGAGCGCCGGGCCGCTCACTAGCACGGACAAGTCGGGCGGTGCGTTCTGCGTCACCACGCCGCCGTCGTGCATCCCAATAATGGCGAGGTCTTGCCGCGCTTTCTTGAGCGCCGCCGCCGTGTTCGTCTCTACAAGGTCAAGCTCGGATTCGAGCACCCGCTGAAGATAGTAGAAATTGAGAAGGTCCATCTCTGTTTTCCCCTTACCCGAGCACGGTGTCCGCGCCGAGTCGGCTGCGTCCGAGTCGCCAGATGCCATCGTCCTCGACCACATACGCCGTGCGAATGCGACCGAGGTGTGTGTTGACCGGCTTGGCCCAATTGGCGATGCGACGCATCAAGACCTCCTCCTGTGCCGATGGTAACGCACCGGCTACAACGAGGTCAAAGGTGTGCCGCTCGCGTGCCGTGCCGGGACCGAGCACGCAACCGCCTGTCGACGAATGAATTGCAACGTCAAATGCCAGCGCGACGTTTGCCGTTCCGCCGACCACTTGAATCGTGCCGCTCGGATTCATCGAAGCAATCGCCACGGTGTTCCCGCCGCCGGGGTTCAGCCCGGTGGCCGCGCCGCCGTAGATGTCCGCCGCGATGGCGTCCGCCACTTCGTCTGCCGTGGCCGCCGCCGGGACCGCGAAATCCACTCCAGCGACGTTGCTGAACTGCATGGTCTGGATTGCCGTACCGTCTGCCACCGCGCTCGGTATCGCTTCGACAACCGTGACCACCGTATCGTCCCCGGACTCGACAGACGACACGACCGTGTATCGCGCGTCGTTTCCCGCCGACCCGTAGATGCGGAACTGATAGGTTGCGACGTACTGCGCCGCGTTGCGCCCCGCGAGCGTGAACGTCTGCGCCGTCGTGCTCACGGCGTTTACCGCGTGCCCGTTGTCGACGATGACCCACAAGTCCATGCCAGCCGCCGCGAGGTTGTACGTCTCCGGGTTCGCCGCTACGACCTGAGCCGGGTAGTAGTCCCCGAGCAACGACACGCCAAGCGTCCACACGTCCAGCATGGCAGGCGCAACGTCGCACTCGATACCGAGCAAGGTCAGAATCGCCGCCTCGATACCGGGGTCCGTGCCTCGGTAGTTGCAGAGGTCGGGCAACACGCGAAGCAGCTTCTTGCGCTCTGCCTCGGTCAAGTCCAACTCCGCCCATGTGAACGGGTTGCCCTGGTCTTTGAGGTGCAAATCAAGCCGCGTCTCGTCAACGACATCCGGGTCCCACACGTCCGACAGGTTATCAATGTCGGTCAGTTGCAGGTTCCAGACCTCTTCCAGCGCGTTGATGAACGCCCGCAATTCCTGCGTATCGTCCACGTCGTAGGCCGCTTGAGGCACCGGGAACTTCGTCACGCGCCCAGCCGGGACGGGAGGCTGGAATCCCGCGAACGTCGCGGAGTCCGCCGTCGCGTCGATGGCGTTCCCCGCGTGGTCCGTGACGTCCGCCGCCACCGTGATTTCGTAGGGAGCTTGCGGGGTCATCGGCCACTGGACCGCGAGGTCGAACGTCGTGAGCGCCGTGTCCACCGCTTCCACCGACTGCGGAGTCAGATGCACCGCAACGGCCGGATACACGTTGTTCCGCGCGATGGTGTAGTTGCTCGCCGACAGCGCCGACGAATCGTTCCCCGTGACCAGCGCGGTCGGGAATTGAAGCACGGCGTTCATCGTCCCGCCCGTAACCTGCAACGTCGCCGCGTCGCCGATCGTCTCGCTGTAGAGCGACACCTTGCCATCGTCGTTGGCGTGCGCTGATATTCCGTCTATCAGGGACGGGAGAAGGTTTGCAATGTCTACCGCCGTCACGGGGTAGACCAGGGACAGCATCGTCGCGTCCACCGTGTAGGTCGTCACCGCGCCGCCGTCCACCGAGACGATGAGAGTTCCCGGTACAGACAACGCGCCCCACGCGGTTTCGTCCGTAACCGTCGTGACGCTCGCCCTGCCGTCCGGTGTCGACACCCGCATGGTATCGTCGAACACAAGGCGCACCACGTCGTTGACGACCGCCACGGCGCTCAACAGTTGCGGAGCTTCCTCGTCTGCCGTGCCGAACGTGTAGGTCACAATCATCGAGGTGGACGTCCCCGTCACATGGCCCCACGGCATGTGGCCCCACGGGAAGTGACCCCACCCGATAATCGGACTCGTGACCGTGACGCGGAACGATACCGTCGAATCGTGCGGCATGATGCCGCCCGCGTATTCGAACACCACCTCGGTGAACACGTACGGCGACGTCACCGCGTGGTACGACACCGCACTTGCCGCTCCGTTCCAGGGAGCGAAGAACCCACCCGCCGTCGTGTATGCCGTTACCCACCCCGTGCCACCGACATTCGCCTCGATTGCCACGGTGAAATATGGGGCCGGTGCGACGGTCGGGTCAGCCCAGATGTGCGCGATTCGCAACATCGGATGGGTGTCAGTCGCGACGTCAACCGCGTCCTCGCCGGGGTTCGCTATCACGAGGACAATCGGGAACGTGACGTCTTCGCTCTCGACGCTTTCGAGCAACGCCGCCGGGATGTGCGCGTGAACCGTCATGCACCGAGTCCTAGTTCAAGCCGCGCTGCGATTGTGTGGACGCCCGGGAGGTGAAACGAAGGGGCTTGCAGATACGCCGGGCGTCCGCTCGCGTCTGCCGTGATTTTGCAACTCGCGTAGTGCTCGCCGTCCACGTTGATATGCAACCACCAACTCACGGCGTAGACGGACGGCGCGTTCAGCCGCGTCGCGTAGGCCGCTTGATGCGTTGCGAGGTTGTGGTTCGTGTTCGACAGCCTCACGTCATCGATGACGCCTCGGTACAGCGGGTCGCCAATCTGGACACGAGCGCCGAGAAGAGGCTGGCCAGGATGCACGGCGAACGCCCCGGTGGTCGCGACCAACACGCCGTTGATGTAAACCCGCGCCGCCATCGTCGTATCGTCAAACGCCACCGAGAAGAACTCGTTACCCTGATTCGCCGCTCGCGCCGTGGCGATGAGGTTCTGAGACGAGTAGACCCCACCCTTCCAGTGCTCGATGTAGAGCCGCCACGTATGCGCACCCATACCCGCGAGCCCACCCCACAGAATCCGCAATCCACCCGCCGTCACGGACCGCAACTGAAATACGTTCGGGCTCACTCCGTTGCTCGTCACGATGGAGTCGACAGCGAAGTTCTGCCACCAATCCACGGTGTACGACGGCAGACCAGCGGCCGGGATGACGAGCGGACTTGCCTCGCCAGCCATCGCGCCCGCACCCGCACCCCACGTGCGCGCGAGCCCGTATCCGAGATTGTACGTCGGCACCGATGGCGACACGAGGCCGTCCACCATCCGCAAGTCGTGTTGCCAATCGACTTCATCGCGCGCCCCGCCGCTCACCTCGTCCATGCGGTAGTGCAAAAGCGCGTCCGTGCCGGTCGTGTAGCCCGGCATCTCGATACCCGTCGGCACTACGAGGCCGGTCATCTCCGCCGCCATCACCACGAGGTCTTGCCCGGTTAGGTCCACAACCTGCGTGTTTTCGATGTAGTCTCCGGGGTACAACGTCGGGCGGTCCACGCTTGACGACAGCCCGAGCACGTACCCCGCCGCCGAGATGCGCCCGCACAACGTGCCGACACCCGCATCGAACCACGTCCCGTCCGCTCGGACCAGGGACGTAGCCGCCGGAGCCGGACCCGGAAGTGTCGGCGCGCTCGACATCAGACCTGTCGCCGAATCTGTATGTGGTCGAACGCCGCTCGCGTTCCAATCGCCTCGGCAACCGCCATCGCATAGCCGCAGTACCCGCCTCCGCTCAACGGCAACGTTCCCGAGTTGATGCCCACCGCGTCATCGATGAACTGCGTCATGCCGGGGATGGCAACCCACACCGGGGACGTAACCGCGTGCGCTACGAGGTCCGACTCCCAACAGTTCAGGTAGATTTCGCCGTTCGGCTGCTCAACCGCTTCGACCGCGAGGTGATGCCAGAGATCGTCGGAAATCTGGTACTGCGCCGACGACCGCCGCAGATATTCCCCATCGGCCGCAACGGGAATCCCGCCGATGATTGTCCCCTTGCGGAGCACAATCCGGTATGGGTCCGCGTCCTCCAAACCGAGGAGATAGCCGTTGTCGGCGGTGTCGTGCCCGGTGGCCGCGACGTAAAGGAACGGGGAGAACCCCGTGTTTTGTGCGCTCGACAGGCGCTTGACAGCCCCGGCAATCCACGCCCCGCTCACCGTCGGCGAGTAGTTTCCGATGAGGCAGTATTTCCCGGCCGCCCCGGTCACCGTCCCGTCGAGACAGTTGAAGGCGTAGACGTGCGTCCCGCCACCGTTGGGAGGCGTGACCCCGGCGGTCGTATCCTGTGCGACGTCCGCAAACCCGAGTTGATTATCCAGTGCGGCCCAATCTGCATCAGCCATGAATCACCATCCCTCTTCGAAATCTTCTGCATCTTGCGGGACAATCAGCGAATCGAACATCGCTACCGCCCACAAATGACCGCCACCCGGCGTCACATACGCCCCGTACCAATTCGGGAACGCAAACCGCTCGGCGTAGGAATCAGGCGACGGCTTCGTGGTGTTGAACAGCGCCGCGAGGTCGCCGTTTATCTGCGGCTGCCACGTCGCCAAGTCCGGGTCTTGCACCGTGTCGAACACCAACCGGGAGAACGGGTCCACCCCGTACTGATTGTTGGCGTCCCACGTTCCAACCGGGTCGCCGTCGTAGAACCCACCGGGAACGGCCACAGACGACGCGCCAGTGTCCGAGGCGAGAGGCCATAGCCCCAAGGTGGCCCGCACGTCCGCGCCCGCCACAAGGCCAATCCCGCTCGCCAGGTGAAGCGCCCCGTCCGCGTTCGCCGTGCCGTCCCAGCCGAGTGTCAACACGTTGCCGTCGTGGCCGAAAATTACGTCGTCGGTGATGCCAGTGGAAGGAAGCCCGGTCGCCGGATGGTTCAACGCCGTGACAAGTGCGGTGATCGTTGCGTAGATGCCGGTCGTGACACTCAACGTATACCACGTATTATCCGTCTCGCTGCGGATGGTCAGTTTGTTTGCGTTGCTCCGCACGGTCAGCGGGAACGTCAACTCGCGCCCGACAATCTGCGCCGACGGCGTCATGCCCGGCGGTTTCCACGCGCCCGCAACCGGAGTGAACGGGTTGTAGGTCGCGAGCCATTCGTTCGACCACGCCTGGTCGAAGGAATCCGCGAGCACCGTCCACGCGCCGTCTATTCGGTAGTGTGTCGTCGCGTCCGCAGTAAATCCGGGAGCGACGTACACAAGCGTATCGGACGTGTTCGAGACAATCGTGACCGCGCCGAACGTAGACCCCGTGCCGGAAACGACTTGGAAGGTCAGCCCCGCCAACTCGTCAACGGCCCAATCCCGCCTCGTGTCAACCAGCGTGGTCGGACTTCCACCCGTCGCCGTGCCAACCTCGTAGAAACTCGCGAACGGCGCGTAGTAGTTAGTCACCGCGTCCATCGTCGCGTAAATCTCGGACCACGCGAACGTGTCGGCGTTCAGCGCGGCCGGGGAATCCGCCGAGAACAGCGCGAATACGCTCGTCACGTCGCTGAAATCAGAGAACCAACCGACGTCGTCAACACCAACTGCCGTCGCGCCAGCGAATCCGATGACCCGCGCCGCCGTCCCGCCGCCGTAAGCGGTGAACGTCGTGGGGAATCCGATGTCCGCGTTGGCCGTTCCCCCCGTACAGACCAACGCCACGCGGCTGTCGACGTAGACGCGGTCGGAACTGTAGGAAGAGGTGGCGTCGAAACTAACCGATGCAAATCTAGCCATAATCGCACCGGATGTGAATTCGGGAGTGGTTAGTCCCGGGGGCAGAGTAACCGTTACCGGAGAACCATTTACATCAAACCACAATTCGTCATTTATCCCGGTCACCCGGTCCACAATTACCGCCCAATTCGCCGCGTCGTGAAACCCTCCCACCGCGTCATCGATGAACAGCGTAGCCGTTGCGCCCTTACGCTCCGTCTCAACATGCACCGCGTCACCGGCCGCGCCGCCCGGATATCGGACCCGCACGTGGTGCCAGTGCTCACCGAGAACGTCCGCTATTTCGGCCGTCGTGGCGTCCGCCGCGTTGGCGAAATACAGCGACCACATTTGAGCCCACTGCCCGTATCCGCGCGACTCGTGAAGGTCGAACGTGAGCCCCGCCGTGATGGGTTCAACCTGAACGAACGACGTCGGGCCGCGAGCATCCGAGTAGACTTGCACCTGTCCACCCGTGACGCGAGCCCCGCCGCCGACCAGAAGTTCATCGATGACTTCCGCGACATTCTGCGCTGTCGTCTCACCACCGAGGAACGCGATGACCTGTATGTCACCACGGCCTATCCGCGCCTCGATTGTCTGCCCCGCACCGATAGGCGCTATAGGGTACGCCGTCGTGTCCGTGACGCTTGCCTGGAAGGCGTGTTCGTGTGCCGTACACGCGAGCACAGGCGGGAGGTTCGCGACCGCCCCCGGTGCCATGGCGAGCACGTCCTCCGACACGTAGACAACGGAATTCGCACCGACAAGGGCGATGCTGACCACGGTCCAGTACCCGTCCAGTTGCGTGTTCGGCGCGACGCCGACCACCTGGAAACTCGAACCCGGAAGGATTGCCGACCGCAGGTCAACGCCGTTGAACTGGATTGCGTTCGTCGGCGCGACAAAGACAGCCGCTACCGGGAACGTCCACTGCGGAACCGTTGGCAGGACGAACGGCTTGTCCATGATGTAGCGCGACGTCGTGTCGGGAGTAAACAACTGCGCTGCATAGGTCAGCGTGGTAGCGTCGTTCGTTGCCACCGTGACATAGGCATAGCCAAACCCCGTGCCCGAGACGATGCGGAACGTATGTCCCGTCCATTCGTTGACCGTCCAACTCTTCGTCGAATCGGTCAGCGTTGTCGGGCTTCCCGCCGTCGCGCGTCCGTATTCGAACGGCTCCGTCCCAACGACCCGAGCCGGTGCATCCTCGAACTGAAACCGCTCTGAGGTCGCATAGAACGAATGTGGCTGCCGGAAGTTCGCGAACCCCGGATAGTGTTGGTGCGAGACACGCGCCCAATGCTGCGCCTCGCCGGGTTCACCGAGCGGGTCAGCGGTCGCAAAGGTCGGATTGAGAACGACGTTCGCCATATCAAATCACGTTTCCGGTCGCGCCGTTGACCAGCACAATGGAGCCCAATGCCGGAAATTGCCAGTTGGAGATCGGCGGGTCCGAGTGCGCGCCGTTCAGCGTGAAGTCGTCGAGCCCCGTGCCGATTTTCCGCACACCGGGGATGTCCCTCACGAGGTTGAAGATGTCCGACAGCGCAATCTCGCCACACGGCAAGTCGTTGGCGTCGCGGTAGTTGTAGCCGAAATCGATGAGCGTATTCGCGCTGCCGTCTGTCGACAGCGGATTGAAATAGGCCGCAAGTGCCGCGAGGATGGCCGTCTTGACCGCCGTCGCCGAGTAGTTCGCCGCTATCCAGATGACCGCGCGCACGTCCACCGTGAGGTAGTTCGCAGTCGAGATGAGCACGCTGTAGTTAGTGAGCATCGGGTAGGTGACCGTGACCATCGTTTCTACTGCGTCGAGAAGTGCCTGGCTCGCCGTGCCGCCACCGGCCGGAACGACATACAGACGCCCTTCCTCTTCCGGGATGGTGAGGTCTTCGTCACTCGACAGCATGAGCGCGCGAGCCACGGACGGCACTTCGAGCGCGTGCACCTCAAAGTCGGACCTCGTGACCGTCGTTCGCGGGGCCGTGTTCGACAGCGGGATTTGCTGGCGAGCTGCGTTGACCGTCTCGCGCGCAAGTCCTCCGGATGCCGCCGCTGCGTTCGTTACAGAAACGATCGCCTGCGTGCCGAACGTATCAGCGTAGGTCTTCCCGAATTTCTTGACGGTGTTCACGGCCGCGTTGCCGGACGCCCCGCCGCCCGTCTTGTAGTTGATGGTGAACGTTCCGGTGGGAACCGCGCCGTTGACGCCGTCGCCAAACCGCACAGTTGCGCGGTCGTTCTGGTCTACAAGCACCTCGAAGTGACGATCGGTCGGGCCGGACAGCGCGAGTGAATCGACTTCGGTCCACGCGCCAAGGCCAGTCGAGAACGCTACGGAATCTTCGAGATACGGTCCGTCCGAGAGGTAGACTTCTTGCCCGGCGTTGATGGTCGCGGTGTACGTCTGCGTTTTCGATTGGCAGTGTCGCCACGAAAGTGTTGCCGTGGTAGCTCCCGCCGCCATGATGACCGTCGCTTGCACTTCGCCGATGACAGGGTTGACGACGTCCTCGGTTTGCACCTTGTCGCCGATAGCGAACGTCACGTCGCCAGCGAGCGGCCCGTTGAGCAAGGCCACGGTCAAATCACACGTCGCGGCCTGCGCCCCGGACATCTCGTAACTCTGCCGCTTCCCCAACGCTATCATGTCCCGTCGCTCTGTCGCCGTCGGGACGTAGGCACCACGCGCCTTGCGCGTCATGTAGTAGTCGTTGACGGAACTGGTCCAAGCCGACCCGCTGCGAATGACGTTCGCCATGTTGCGCGATGTCACCTCGGTCCACGTCGGGAACACGGACAGAAACAGACTTTGAAGACGAGCGTCAAGCGCCGCCTGGTCGCGTCCCGTGTAATCGTAGGTTTCGGCCTCGAATGTCACGCGGGCACCTCGTAATCAATTCTCCCCTCGCCGCCGCTTCCATTGTACCGACGCTCCGCGTATGCCGTCGATACCTGCAACTCACCACCTGTTCCGGTGGCCTCGGTTGCTCCAACTCGTATCCGCTTGTCAAATACAAGCGCCTCTTGCACGAGGTGTCCGGCCAGCGCGGAGCGCGCCGTTTTCCCTACTTTCGTGTGCTTGAGCAAGTGCAAGCGCGAGCCCCGGTGCATGTCCCATGGGAGTTCCCCGCGCTTCGTGCCGACCTCCAAGGTGAGGTCCATCTCAAGCAATCGCGTCCCGGTCGCCTGCTTCAAGTCGGTGGACGCAAAGCCAAACGGCATCGCCAACCCAACTCCAAACCGTCCTTCTTCATCGCTCATTCCGGCCTCAACACTTCTCGCCCTTGAGAAGCAACGTTATCGCCATCTCCGGGTCGGGTATCTTGTTCGCCAACTCTTCGAGTAACGCGGCAAGCGCGCGAATCGCCGCGATGACATCGTCTAGCACGGCTATGTCTTGCATCATTGTACCAAAACACGGAATCTCAGGCGCACCGGAAATCAGCGACAGCATGATGTTCGCGAGAAGGATGATACGGCCTAGCATCTGCAACGCCTGCGCCAGCGCGTCCATTTCGTCCGCCACCGTTTGCTCGGCGCATTGCAGGAACCCACCCCACGTCACGTCGTTGAGGTCTGCCGCGCGGCTGATAGCCTGCGCCACCCTCGCGAGTCGTTGCTTTAGGTAGTCCAGGTCATCGGCGAGCGACCGCAGGAACGCCGCGAGGTTGCGAATCAACTGAATGATGAGGCGCGGTATCGTCAACTGCGGTATCAGCGAGAGCAACTGATTGATTTTCTCTACGAGGTCCGGCACGCAATTGATGAGTCCGCTCGGGTCCAGTTTCGTGATGCAATCTGGTATCGCCTCGATGCACTTGAAGATGGCCAGAGCCGTGTCGAGCACGTCGAAAAACGGCTTGAGCGGTGCCATCGCCGGGCCGATTTGCGCGAGTTGCGCCATGACCAGGTCGGAGATGCGCGGGTAATCGTCTGGAGGTCGAATCGCGGACAGACATAGGCCGCCGGGAAAGCAGATGTCATCGATGCTCCCGACCGGAGTCAGGAACGGGCACACCAAATCGTTGACCGGCTTCCATACATTCGGCGCTGCCACGTTGCTACCCTCACGCCAGCGGCTTATTGCGCGGCAAGACCTTCCGGCCTTGCACGTCAACGTCGCCGCTCGATTCGATTGTCAACTGCCCTTCGCTCTCCATCTTGACTCCGGCACCTCCGTAGATTCGAAGCGCTCGCCCTTCATGCGAGATGAAGATTTCAACTAGCACGTCGTCAACGCCGTTCACCTTCTCCATCGCGCGGATGCACGTGTACTTCTGCCCGTCTCGCGGGTCACGGATGATTCGAAGGTTGTCGTCTCCCCACACCGCGACGTCCGGGTGAACGAATTCGGGGAACGTCTCACCCTGTCCCGGATGCGACGGCCGCCACCGTGGGGAGTCTCGCCGCCCTGCGATGAAGAACACTTCTACCATGTCGCCGAGTTGCGGCACCGGCCCGTTTTGGTTCTTCCCCCATCCGCTCGGGTAGGCCCACGACGTCTCTTCCATCATGCCGGGGATGCGAATCTTGATACGTCCGAGCGGTGTATCCGTCGCCGCGTCGCCCTCCTCGCGCTTGATGACGAATCCCTCGTAGGTTCCGTGAAGTGCGTCGCTCATGTCATTTGCCCGGCAATATGGTTCCGGCGCTTGCAGTCGACAGCGACAAACGCTCGGACGCAGGAAGCGCCCCGAACTCTTCCGCGCTCATCTTCTGCGCCTTGCCTACGGTGTTCTTGTTTGCATCGACGTAGTGCCACGCCACAACTTCCTTGCCGTTCTCCTCCGTGATAGTCGGTGTCTTCGTCAACCCTGTCGTGTCAATGGGCACTCCGTTTTCGTCCAGTTCGTTCTTCTTTCGCGACACCGGATGAATCTTCGACAGGAACAACTTGCCGAGCGCGTCCTTCACGTAGTGCAGGCCGATCGTGTACTTGCCCGGCTCGATACTAGTGATGGCTTTCTTGCAGTACCAGAGGCCCGTCATCGTCTCGCTTGGCATGGTCCAGTGGTGAAGCTGCTTCGCACCTAGCGCGACGTCGCCGAGCACCGAGGTGGACATCTTGTAGCGGTTCATCGCCGTCTCGCGGTAGATGCGCTCCGCCTCGGTGGCCACTTCCTCTTCGGTTGCGGACCCAAGGTTGAATTCGATAGCGCGAGACACGCGAGCCGACCGCGCACCGTCGGGTGAGTCCGGGTTGCTCACCTCGTCTTCGTTGCCTAGTGAAATGATGTTGTTGACGTAGTCTCCAAGCGTCTCGTCACCCTCGTCAACACCGACCGTCGCCGTGACTTCCTTGCGCGTGAGCGGGTCGATTGCCACGACCTTGACCTTGGCAACGTCCTTCGAAAGGTTCGCTTCGATCTCGGGTTGTGACAACACGTTCCCGCTCAGGTCGTTGCGATAGATGAAGAACGCAGACGGCGTTGCACCCGTCGGGCGGTTTCCCCAATGCAGACCCGTACCGTCCACCCACCATTTGAACCCGTTGCGCCGAGCGAGCGTCGTGAGGAATGCCGCGTCCGTCCCTACCTGCGTTGTTCCCTCTCGAACGGCGGTCGTTATCGAGATGTCTTGAAGGATTCCAGAGTACCCGTTTTCGTCGGCGACTGCGGACGCTATCTGCCCGTCCGTCATGCCCGACCAGTGTCGTTTCTTCGGAACGATGTCGAGCAGCGCGCCTTCGTCGTGCATGGTGATGGTGATGGGGTTGGACCCCTGCGAAGGTTTCTTGACGACCATGCGGCGAGGCGTACACATGCCGGATTCCCAACCCCAGGTGAGATTGATTTTCTGCCCGGCGCGGAACGCCTCTTCGTCGTACCACCTCATGTCATCGTTGCGGAGCGACAACTTCGCGACGTCGGTTCCTTCGTCCGTGTCCGTGAACTCGAAAGACGCCAGCGCGTTCACCGGGATTTCGATGACGCGGTCGCCCTCATCCGATTGGATGAGTTCAACCCACAGCGCCGGTCCTCCAAGTGTCGCCATTACGAATACCGCCTGCGCTCGGGACTGAGAATCTTGCCCGTGACTGTCTTGACGCTCGGGATGTACAGCACCGTGCCCGCCGCTGGCATGACCGTTGGGTCAAGGTACGGCTCCGGCTGGAAGTCCATGATGACCCACCAAAGTTGAAACGAGTAGTCGAGAGGTGCGAAAACTTCGTCCGCGATGGACCACCACGTGTCGCCGTCCTTCACCTCGTAGGTCGAGTTGTCCGCGAGGTCCGTGTAGGGGTACGGCGTATCATCCACCGTGAACAGCACGCCGTCATCGTCGGTCGTCTCGAAGCAACTGCGAAACCGGCTGTAGGTTTTGACGTTCTCAGCCACGGTTGTAGCCCTTCTCCAAGATGTCCTCGCTCGACAGCGACATGGTCCACTCCTCGCGGAACGTGATGTTCAATTTCAGTTCCATGGCCTTGCCGTCTTGGCCGATGCGCTTGTCGTACTTGAACGACCGCACGCGGCACTTCCAAACGAGGTGCCCCGGTATCGTGAGAAGGCACAAGGGGGGAGCGCCCTTACTCAACCCGTCCGAGCGCGTGCCAGGCAACGTGAGTGAGCGTACGAAATCCCGGTGATAGTCCATCGCGGCGGTCGCCGTCTCGACGGACAACGCGCCCGCGTTCGCCAACCCCACGCGGTAGTACGGAAACTCGACCGTGATTTCTTCCGCACTCGTGTTGCTATAGACCTGATTGACCGAGCTTGCGCCGATACCTCCCTGGTCGTTGTAGTTCACGTTGACACTCGGCGAGATGACATGGGGAGTCAGCGGAAACGAAATGCTGTCCATCGTTTCGAGGTTGACCAATTCGCTGCGTTCGTCGTCGGCTGCTATCGGCATGGTCTATCTCCAAACCGAAACCGGGTCGGTCGGTGTAGCGCCCCAGTCCTCTTCGTAGTTGCGGTCGCCGGATTCGCTGCTGACATTGGACACGGCCTTGCCAAACGTCTGGCTATCGACGCTTATGGAAAATCCCTTGTCGATGCTCTTCGCGAGTCCGTTCAAGGCGTCTGTCATTCTGTTTTGCTCACGCTGCGCAACGCCGTGGTCTCCTCTTCTGCCAAGACCTTCTACCCCGTGCGTGTATCCAATTGCGGATGCTATTTTTCTACTCGGAGCACTGAGGGTATCCATGATGCTCCTGATTGTTTCCATGTTCCCGATTGTTGCGACACCAGCCATCCGCTTGTAGAGTCCAATCTTCACTTGCTGCCCGAATGCTTTATCGTACTTTCCTTCTTGTACGGCTCTGTCGACGTTCTCGAATTGACCAGCAAGATTTTTTCTCGCCTGCGTTCCGCCAGCCCCGCGCGTCACTCCAAGCATCTCGGCGGCGCTCATGTTTTCGGCACCCTTCCCGAGCGTAAACGCCGCATTTTTCATGTCGACGATAGTCGTGAACGCATCCGCTATCCACTGGACAACCTTCGCCATGGCGTTGAAAACAGTCAGAATTCCTTTCAATCCCGTCTCAACGTCCTTGAGCGAAATGTCGTTGAACAACCCCTTCAACGACGTCAACGCGCCACCGGCAAAATCAAGCACCTTCGCTGACAACTCGGCGAACTTTTCTCCAAGGCTTGCCCCTGATTTCCGCCATTCGTCCATCTGTTTTGCCGGGTCGCTCGTGTTGCTGAACCCGAAGATGCCCATGAGCGTCGTCTTGAATCTCTCGAATGGTCCGCTCAATTTCGCCAGCCCAGCGTCGAACCCCGCAACCATGCCGCCGAAGAACGCCTTGGCGCGTCCGATGGCACCCGTCACCCACACGAGAAACTTCGCCACGCCCGAGTTCTCCGTCTTCTGCAACTCGCCTTTAACCGCCTCGCTCAACCCGCCGCCCGAGATGAGGTCCAGCGTGCCCTTGAACCCGAGCTTGATTTTCGACCACAGGCCAGTGAAGAAACCACCGGTCCCTCCGATGTTCTTTTCAGCCGCACGGTGCATCCCGTAGAACCCAACGGCGAGAGCACCAAACAACCCGAGCAACGGCACGCCCACGAGAAGCACCTTGCCCACCGTCAACAGCAACCCTCGAAACGTAATGCCGAGCATTCGCATGGCACCGCCGAGAAGGATGCACGCGCCAAGCGCCTTGATGAAAACGCCCGTGACGCCGGTCAGCCCGACAACGATGGTGCGCGCGATGGGCGGGAGTGAATTCATCGCATCGGCCGTGGCGTTCACACCTCCCGCGAGCGCCCGCATGGCCTTGATGTAGATGCCTTGGGTGGCGCTGCCGAACGTCGCGTTCATCCTCGTCTTTGCGTTTGCAAACTCTTCGTCTGCGCCCGTGGTCGTGTTCATCATGGCGTCGTACATGACCTTGGCCGCGTCGCCGGAGTCCGCCATCTGCGAAGCGAGGTAGCGCGCCGCGTCCGCGCCCTTGTACATCTTGCCTTCCGCGTCGGTCACACCTTCAGTCAACTGCTTCATGATGACGCTCAACCCACCGGCCGAACGCTTCGAGAAGATGGACGCCAGTTCAGACGCCCGCTGCGATTCCGTCATGCCGTCCGTCTGCGTTATCAGGTCGGCGAGGATGTCCGTGAGGGAACGGAATTTCTTGTTTGAGTCGAGAACCTCCACACCCTGGCCGTGAAGTTCCTTCCTCACGTTCTCGTCGGCGAGTTGCATGAACGCTTGGTTCGCCGCCATCGCCGCCTTCCCAGCATCCGGCAACACCTTCTTTATCATGCCCGTGGTGAGCAACACATCCTCGAAACCAGCCCCGGCAAGGTTCGCGCCAGACGCCGCGCCACGGAACATGGACACCATCTCCGGACCTTGGATGCCGAACATCTGCATGGCCTTCGCCATCTTGTTTGTGACATCCTGCCCGCGCCCTGCCGAGAGGCTGAATTGGTCAAGCGTGTCGGCGAGGAACCCGGAAGATTCTGTAGCGGACATCTGCCCGAACTTCATCATTTGCATGGCAGGCCCGAGCATCTTCGCGGAATCGGCCGCGTTGAACCCCTCTGTGGTGAACGACTTGAGCGCTTCCGCCTGCCGGTCCATGTTGAACCCGGACTTAAACGCCGCGTCTTGCGCCCGCGCTAGGTCTTCGGTCGACGCACCGTAGGCTTTCATCGTGCCGATCGCACCCTCCATCGTCCGAGAACTACGGGCGACGTTGATGGAGAAGTCCATCATCTTGTCGCCTGCCACCATCATGGCCCCGCCGGTCAGCATCTTGGCGAACGGACCGCCGGAACCAGCACCGAACGTACCACCCGCGCCAGCACCGGAACCGCGCGCCATGCTTTTCTCGGTAGTCCGCGCGCTGTTTCCCAGGTTCTTCATGGAGCGGTCCACTTTGTTCAGCGTCCCGCTGGCGTTGTCGCGCGCTATGATGTCGAAGATGGTCCGCATGGCTAGTCGCCCTTCCCCCACATGCCGAGCCGCACGCAATTCTTGAGCGCCTGGTAATCCTCAACCTCGCGCTCGCTCGTCATCTCGCACAGGGCCAGGGCTTCCCCCACCGGCATCTCCCCCGTCTTGTCGTAGTCCATAATTCCGCCGGAGATGCCCGACCGATACGACAGCCGGAAGCGCACCTTGCGCTCTAGCGACTCGCCGAGAATCTGAAACAGAGGTCCACATGCGACGACAACGGCGCGGCGGTCTGCGCTGCCGTGTGTCGTCGGTATCATCATGCCGGGGACGCAGGGCGATTCTTCTTCGCCTTCGCCCTCTCCCGCTGCCGGTCGCGCAGCGACTTCATGGCCGTGTTCGGCCGTCCAAACAGGTAGACGAAAGGGACTTCGCCTGCTACCGAGTGACCGCGTGGGCACTTCGCCGCAAACGACAACTCGACACCCCAGTCGCTCGCCTCGATAGCCGCCTCAAGCTCGTCGTACAGGTCTTCCGGCAACGCCTTGACCCATCGGCCAAGGTCGTTCGGGTGGACCGGCGGCTCGGTGTTTACGGCCGCGAGCTGCAACGCACGACCGCGCAACGCCACGTCGTTCTGGATGGACATCTCGTTGACGTCCTCGCCCTTTCCGCGCGACTTGTGCAACGCCTCGGACGCGGCCTGGAGTTTCAACTCCGTCGTTCCGCTTGGCGGCTTGACCTTGATGGGGATGCCACCGATTTCAGCCGACAGCGGCGCACCCGTGACGATGGAATCAATGACCGCCACGCCGTCTTCGGGCTCGAACCACAGCAACTCGCCGCCCTCTTCGATAGGTCGCGCGTCCACGTCCACTGAGAACTCGTCTTCGCCGCGCTTGCACATGGGGCAAAGCAACTCGACGGGTATCAGGTGCCCGCCTTCCTTGCCCTTGATTCGCAGGGTGAGCATCGCCCACATGCGGAGCCCGGAGGTCACGCGCTCCCAATCGATGCCACAGGCTGTCTCCTTGCCCTCTGCGCTAGACTTCACCATCCACGGGCCGGGGTCTTCCACGGACACCGTACACGCGGTCAGAATGCCGGTGATGGCCTTGCCGAGCCCTTCGCTGAATGCAGCGCGAAACGCAAACTGGTCATCGATGGTAGGACGCCGGAGCGTCACCGACAACACGACGTCGCCATTGTCGAGAGTCACCTTGAACGGAAAGGTTTGCGGGTTCATCAGATTGTCCCTCCTGCCCTCTTCGATCCCCTCGGAGAAGGACGGTCAGTCATCACGCCGGAATGCGCTCGAACCGTCTCCCGGCAAGCGTCAGCTTCTCGGTGCGCTTGTCGTTCGACTTCTTGTTGAAGTTGTCCATCTCGTAATCGATGGCCACGCAGTCGTACACGCGGATGCGCTCCAACTCGTCACCGTCGCGGTCGATCTGGACGAAATCGATGTCCTCGTAGACGTCGGGCTCGGATACGCCCTTGCCCGTGCTCGCGTCGTGCTGCGCCTTGAAGCGGTTGTACAGCGACAGGTTCGTCGACAGCGGAGCCGTCACGACGATCTGCGCCATCTTCGTGGTTCCCGGCACGTCGCGAAGCTCGCCCGCTCCCGCCGGGATTTCCGTGGTCGCCGTGGTCAGCTTGAACGGCCCGGCCTCCCAAGCCCAGCCGATGACCTCACCACCGCCACCTTCTAGACGCCAGTTGAACGGATCGAAAAACGATTTCGGGTCGGCCATGTTATGACCCTCCTATCCCTTAGCTAGCGCTCGCAACTGTCGTGCGAGTGATGGTGATGGTCGTCCACTTGGCATCGTCACAGAACCCGAGTCCCACTGTCGCGTGGAACTCCCCAGCGCGCCGCACCTCGATGGGGTTCAGCGCGTCGCTCGTGTCACAGTAGCGCAGCGGCTCGCCCGCCGGGATGGCCGGGTCTTCCGCTCCGGTGCTGATTTCGAAGGCTTCGGCCGGGGTCGTGCGAAGATACTGATTCGCCTGCCGCCCCGCCGACTGCCGCATGGTCGTGGTGTTCTTCGAGTGCTTGACCCACGCCCAGTTCTTCTTGATGGTCTCTTTAACCAGGATGGCGGACCGGCTGTGCCACTGGCGCGGCCAGTCACCTGTGGTTTTGCAATTGTCGCCACCATCGAAGTAATACGGCGTGCCCACGTCTTTGTTGATGTGGTCCACGTTGACGTCCGCAAGGCGGTCCCGAAGGCCGGGGGTCAACTCGGTGTCAGGCGCTTCCAGCCCGATGACGTTCGTCATGGTGCCGGAATCCTGGTTGATGCCCGCCGCGCTCGTGAACGTGCCGTCCGGGTGGTTCGCGTCCACATAGCAGAACTTCGCCATCTTGAACATCACCGGGTCGACGTAGATGGTCGGGCCGGTGCCGAAGACGGTCGTGTTCGGGTTGGAGATGGCGACGCGCGGCCAAGCCGGACCCGCCGCGAACTCCGTAGTGCCGAACGTGTTGGACGTCGCCCACGTGACCATGAGGTCCGCCGTGCCAACCTGAACCAGCGTCGGGGTCGGGTGCAACCCGTAGCACGTGTAGTCCCGGTACAGCGCGTAGGAGTTGATGGCCGCGTGAATGCTCGCGCTCGCGCGACCGGGGATGGTGAACATCCGAAGGTCGGGCTGCGTATCGAGGCCGTACAGCCCCGTGTGTCCCGCCGGGTCGCCGATGAAGTCCGCGTCCGCAAGCGCCGCGAGCCCGTCGTTGCCGCCGGACGGAGCCGCGTGCGTGATGCGCTGCGGCCTCGCCTGCGTCGCCGTGTAGCCGAGTGCCACAAGGCCAAGGTCCGCTACCGTGAACAGTTCAGAGCCCGTGCCCGCCGCGTTCACGATGGTGTTGACGAAACGCGCGTTTGCCGGGTCGCTCGACAGATTCGTGAACGTCTCTTGCGCGACACCCGACTTGTAGAACGCCAGATTCCAGTAATCCGCCGAACCGTTCGACGCTGCCGTCACGGTGGGCAGATACGAATGAGCGTAGGTGCCGTGGTACTTGCCAGTCACGGTCAGCGTGTTGAGCGCCGCAGCGGCGGAACCGGTATGCAGCACGTTGTCGAGAGACACCTTGGTTCGCGCCGTGCCGCCCGTCACCTGAATGGTCGCGCCAACGCCGGTCGCCACGGTCGTGATGGAGAAGGTCGCGCCGAGGTCAGCCACGACAACCGCGCCGATGAGCCCAGCGGTCGCCTCGATAGCGTCCTTGAGTTCCACATTCGTCACGGCCGAAATGTCATCGATGCCCGCTACCGACGTACCCTGAACCTCGACAATCGAGAAGTTAATGACCGCGTTCGCCGTGCCACCCGTCACCTCGACGAAACTCGCAAGGCCCTGCTTGTCGGAGATGATACGGACCTGCCCGCCACTCTCTACGACATGGCAATTGACGAGTTGCGCGTTCATCTGCGAAGCAACCACGGCGGCCGTAGTTGTGACCCCGACGAACGTAACGGTCTGCACGAGCCCCCGGTCGATCTTCACGGTGATGGTGTTGCCGTCCTGGTCGGCAATCGGCCACCCGACAGGTGCGGAATCGACAAACGCCGCCGACGCATCGAGCGTCACGGTGACAGCACCCGCGCCGATGTCGATGTCCAGGTCGTCTCCGTTGACGATAGTGAGATACGGCTCCGCGCCCGTGCTCGTCACGACGGCCGGGGTGGCCGCGATGGTATCGCTCGGCAACGTGACCGCCGCCTTGACAGCCGTGAGGGTCAGCGGGCTCGCAACGTTCGTGTAGTGGCACGTCCGCATGACGTCCAACTGCATTCCCTTCCCGCCACCGAGCTGGAAGAAATCCTTGATGCACTGCGGGATGACGTAGGTGTTCGAAAACGAGTCGCCGTAGTAGCGTCGGAATTCCTCAGGCGAGGTGACCGGCGTCCGCGTGAACGGCCCGCGCTCGTAGATGCCAACGACGCCGCAAATGGAAGTCGGCACACCCTCAACGTTCCGAGTGCCCTGCTTGAAAACGGTATCGATTCGTGCTCGTCCGGTTTTAGCCATTGTCGCTGCCTCCTACGCGGTTTCCGCGTCGCATTTTTACGGTAGCACGCCAACCCGCAAATCGGGAAGGGTCGCGCCGTTACAATCCATCCGCCGTGACAGTCGGCCCATCCGGGTCGAATGCCGTCCAACCCGTCTCCGTGACAGGCAAATCCTGAGCGCCCATGTCAACGCCGCGCACCTCGAATTCAACCCGGAAGTGTCGTAGCCCGTCTCCTTGCGGTGCCACGTCGAATGCCGGAGCGCCTGTCATCTCCATCTCGTGATTCCATTGCGTGCCGGTCGGCGCGGCCGGGTCCGCCGGGATGCGCACCCACTTGACGATGGTGAAGAAATCCGACACGGCGTTTGCGAGGTTGATGGCTTCGTTGTCGCTGCGGTCGCTCGTGTAGCCGTCCAACTGCCAAACGAGGTGGACCGTCTTCTGGCGCTGCCGACGCCGCCATTCGGTTGAGCTTACCGTCTCTTCCGTGGGTGTGACGTTGCCCCAATCCTTTGCCTCGGCGAGTGTCGGGCCAACCAACTGAATCATGGGCAACGTCGCGCGCTGCGTTGAATCCAGGTGGTCCGTTGTCGATTCGTCATAGTCCCGCGACCTTATCCACCCCGTGTTCGGGAGAACGTGCCGCCGGAACAACGCTATCGTCTCTTCAATGACCCGCTGAAACGGCGTCACGGCAACCATCGAAGGGCGGTCGTATGTGTAGCCGTTGGTCTTCGTGACCGTCTCTCCCGCGATGACTGCGCCTAGGTCGCTGAGATTGGAGAGTGTGACGTCCACGGCATACGGTGTCGTTGCGCTATGCGACCCGCGCCATTCCGGGACTTCCGCTACGGCCGTCGTTGCGCTCGAAGCAAACGCCTCGGAACACCGCACCCCGTTCACCCACACCGCCACGGTCTGTTGTTCGTCCGTGCTCGTGTAGCCGACGGGGGGCGGCACCGGGGCAACGCGGAAGTTGGTTCCCGCCAACGCAATCTGATTGCGCCCCATCGTAGGGCCGGTGGACGGGGAAACAGTAGTGAGGGTAGGGACTGTCACTATGACGCCTTCAATCCGAGGCTCGTATCAATGCGGCCCTGGAATCTCTTCTCCGCCTCTTCGCCCCATTCGACGTAGGCGGGCTCCAAGAACGGACGCGCCGGAATCTTGCACACGAGAACCTTCCCCACCGGCCACGGCGCGTGAAGAACGCCTTGCATCATGAGGAAAATCGAGAAGCGGTGCATCTTCGGCGTGACCGTTATCTTGTACGCTCGCGTCCCTTGCTCTTGGATCGCTGCGATGTTCGCAAGGCTCGCTCCATTTGTTGAGCGCGCCTCACGATGCACGCCGACCGTCCACCATGCCGGTTGCTGCCGTTTCGCGTTGACACTTCCAATCAAATCGCCGTTGTTGATGAGCGCCTTTGTGCTTCCACGACGTCCGCTTTTCGCACCCTTGCGCGGCAACTTCCGCATGGCAATCGTCATCGGCGACAGCGGGAGAATCTTGCTGCCTCCCGGCGCTTGGTCGCGAAGCCCCTCGACTATCATGGACCGCAGAAGTTGCGCCTCTTGCGCGATGGCCGTATTGACGGCCTTGTCCATTTTCTTCGCCATGCCCGCCGTCATGCGTTCCGCCTCGGACATGCCGTAAATCTTGAGCGCCGTCATGGTGTCACCCTGTCACGCGCGCAATGCAGGTACACGAGGTTCGGCCGTGGGTTCGTCAACGACAGCCCGTGGCCAGCGCGCTCGACCTTCTCGACTCGCACGCCTTGCGGGTCGGGGAACGCCTCGACGGATACGTTGCGAATCGTGCGGATGCGCTCTAGCCGATCGCCTCGGTTGAATCGAGGTGCGCCGTCTGCCCGCGTGAGGCCCCGCCGTTCGAGCTCCCGCATATCCAGCGTGAGCACCAACTCGGCGACTTCGTTGACGCCGCCCGCCGACATGTCTTGCTCACCCCACCGCGAGCGGTCTATCTGGCAACGAACCGTGACTACCGCGTGCTCGCGCCGACCTTGCACCCCGGTTTGTGTCGTATTCGCCACCGCACGCACGCCCCCTAGCAGGTCGTTGTAGCCCGCTTGGGTTTCCAGGGCCGTGGGGAAGGCCAGGATGGCGTTCGCCGTTCCACCGGTCACCTGGACGCGGGAGGTGGGCGTTGCAGGGTCCGCCTCGATTGCCACCGCGCCGTCCGTCAAGGCGTACGACCCACCGCCCGTCAATCCCGTGTCGATTTGGGCCGCAACCTCAACGGCCGTCGCAGCCGTCGGCACCGCGAACCCGCTTCTCAAAATCGTGACCGTCTGGACCGCCCCGCCGTTGACCACGATGGTCAAGGTCGTAGACGCCGCCGCCGAGAAATCCCACGTCTCGATCGTGCTGCTCGCCACGCTCGCCGCCGCCATCGCGCCCGTCCACACGCGCCGGATGTCAGCAAGAAACGGTATGATGAGGTTGCCCAAGTCAATCTCACATGGTGTTGTCGTCTCGACCGACACCGGCCATCGCGGCCTTGCCAATGGCCGTGTTCTCTGCGTTCTCCAAGTTCTCCGGCAACTGGACAGCGCGCGGCGACGGTATGACCTCCGGTAGACTTCGCGGTGTGATGCCAACGACTGGGCGCTGTAGCAGCATGGAGTTGATGACGGCGCGCAAGTCGTTCATCTCGGCGCGGTAGTCTGCTAGTTGCTTCGTCTGCGCTTCCGATTGCGCCTTCAAAAGCTGGTACGCCACTTCGGCGTTGACCTTGGCCTCTTCGTCAGTGCGGTCGAAAAACTCCCAAAAGCCGGGGAACCCCATCGCCGCAATAAGGACAATCGCCGCCGTGGGAAGCCCTGCCTTTTTCAGCTTCGATGCGCGGTCAATCAGATTGTCCACGCTTGTTTCGACGACTTCGGGTGTTTTCTCTTCGGGCATGTTGTCTCCGTTGTTCAAAATCACTTTACCATGTGTCGCGTCTCACCCTCAAACGCTAGAGCGCGGTGTCGGCGGTCGCGGCCACCCCACAACGCCAATCATGGAACGATTAAACTTGCGCCTCTTCACCTTCGGTAGTTCGTGTACTACCGGAGACGGGCCGGGACCGGACGGCCCAAACCCCTGTGTGATAAGGTTGCTCGGAATTCCGAGCCCGCGTGTGATGAGGCTAGACATGCCGCACCCGCTTGACGACGTTAATCATTGACGGGTTCCCAGCCGCGTCGAACAAGTCCCACACCTCGATCGGTGTCGTTCCGTCCGTGTCGTAGTAGATGAGTTGGTTCCCGACCTGCTCCCAATCGCCCTCTTCAATCTTGCGGATGACCGTCACGTCAGTGGCGACAGCTTCGATCCTTTCAGTGTTGATGATGACGTTTTCCGCAGCGACACCGGCAGCAATCGCAGCAACCTCGGCTGCGTCCACGGCGGCTTCCGCATGTACAACCGCAGCGGCAGCGTCCGTGCTGATTTGATGCAGTATTTCGAGCACGGTCTCTTCGCTTCCGTGGTGATCCCAAACTGCGTCGGCAGTCTCTTCAGGGAGAGAAGCGAGATCGGCCGGAACAGTCGCGTCGTAGGCCACCAGACCAGCGTCCACTTGCTCTCGTACCTGCTCTGCCGATACGTCGTTCAACACCATCACGGCCGACGCTATGCTGTCCAGGCACGCATCCTGAGAACCCACCTCCGGGATAATTCCCGGTGATAGCGCGAGCGCCGCAGCATCCCGCACGTCCTGCTTCGTGATCGAACTGCCGCCACCGGAAACGACGACGAGTCCGGCCGAGTTGAACGTGCTCACGGAAACCTGATTGAAGTTCTGGACGTCAGCGATGTTCGAGTTCGCCCCAACGGCGTTGACCCGGTACTGGCCATCCTCGAACGTGACAGTGTAGGGCGCCAGAATCTTTACCTGCCTGGCAAAGAGCAGTCCTCCAAGAGACTCCTCCGTGTTGTGACTATGGGTCATCGGCCACGGTCGGCCGTCTGGATCTTCTTCGAGGTCGCGCAGCGTGAGACGAAAAGCGTTGAGGTCGAGTTCTCGAACCTCATGCGGCGGCGGATGGAGTTCGACCATGTCAGCCTTCGGAATGAAGATGACCTTGGTCTGCGCCCAGTCCACCGAGATCGTCATGGACCGCCTCCGCTATGCGTCGGACGTCCGCACCGCCCCAACGGAGAATCCGGTGGCTCCAAACGTGGCGGCCGACTTGAAGGGCTTGATCGGCCCGCTCCGCACTGCGCTGTAGCCGTTCTTGACCGTAATGGCGACCTGCGTACTGCTTGTGCCCTTGACCGCTGTGTACGACGCCGTGCCGTCGGCTGCCATCTCATTGTCGAGCAACGCCCGCATGACCGAGTTTCCGATGTCGGCGTTGTGGGGAGCCGTACCCACGAGTGTGAACACATCGTCGTTGTTGTGCGCGCTGTATGCGACCAAATCGAGGTTGTCGTCGGAGTCGCGCTGTATGCGCAGGAACCCAGCGGCCGGGGTGTTTTCGGGGATGTTGCCGGTTCCGACATCGACCGTCGTGGTCACACCGCCGACGAGCGCCACCTCCAGTACCATCTCGTTGAAGTCCGGCTCGGCGTCTCCATTCACGTCCAGAGAACTGCCGTCCCACGGGTACACCATGACGGTGTCGTACTTCTTGAGTCCGGTAACCTGACCCTGCTGGTTGTTCGGTGGTTCCTGCGTGCCTCCCAAGAGGTCCGGGAACTTGTCGCCGACGATGGCGTCCGACGGGTCAATGCCAAGACCAAAGTTGGTCTGGTAGTTGGCACCGGTGTAGACGCCAACGAACTGGTTATTGATCGTGCGGTTCTGTGGCGTGCCGTTGACCAGGCACGTCGCATTCGACGTCCCACCGTAGATCTCAGAGTTGTTGACAGGAAGCACGCCAGTCAAACGCGAGAGGTACAGGTATCCAGTCGCCCCATCGTCCTTCAAGGCAATTAGCGTACCCGAACCTGCTGCGGTGTTGGCCCCGACGGTACCGACGGTCCCGTCACCACCTGAGTCGAGACCTGTCATCGTCTCTGTCGTCACGGGAAGCGCGTTGCCGCCGAAGTCGAGAACCAGCGTGCCAGTTGCCCCTGCATCGTTCTGGTAGAGCAAACGCCCGAACGACCCACCGCTGAATTCGATCACCTCGCCGACGGTGAAATTGACCGTCTGCCCGGTGTACGTGACGACCGTTCCCCAGAAGACTTTTTCATCTTCGGCAAAGGCACCGCTCTCGCCGTCATAGGCAAAGTTCAGGTTGATGCCGTCGAAGTAGGTGGCATCGCGGCCGAACAACGTCTCTGCCGTGCCGCGCCGCTGGATGTACTTCGTCCGCTCATAGCACTGCTTGCTGCTCGCGCTCCCGAAATCAACGCTCAACCCATACGGCTTGTCACCGGCACCGTTGTTGTAGTTCAGGAGTTGGTAGCCCTCGGTGACAACGATGGTATTGTACGGAGCCCCGGCGACGGTTCCGACCAGTGTCGTGTTGTTGCCGTCCACGGTGCTGAACAACGCGAGCGCGGTTGCGGCCTCGCCGAGCGTCGTAGACCCCGTGAAGTAGCTGTGCCCGAACTCCAGGAGCTTGCCCTTGACGCGCCGACCGTCGATGTCCACGCCGTCCTTGCGCGTCTGCAACATGACCCGCACGTTGCCCTTGATGCTGTCGGGCATGAAAGCGTTCTTCCAGTAGTCCGTGACGATCACGTCGTTCTGGACGAGGACCGGTTGCGTATCGGCGTTGGGCGACGTGACCTGGACGTTGATGCCCGAGAACAGCACGGCCCCACCATCCTGGGAAATCGAACCGCCGTACAGGTGCTTCATGACGGTGGTATCGATTGCGACGGTCCCGAGCAATGAAACGATTTCGTCGGTGGACCGCGTAGACGGCGTGGGGTCCACCCGGCTCAGGTCGTCGTCGGATGTGATGTCCTCATCATCGTTCAGATCTGCCAGCATCCGGTGCAGGTGCAGCGGCGAGTAGGCCCGCTGATGGACGAGGCCGTTGACCACACCGTCTCCGGTGGCACCGTTGCTGAACGTGTCGTTGTCGTCGGGCAGACCCTCGTCGAGGTTGCTGATGAAACGAACGCTGAGTTCACCAGTCGCCCCGACGTCGCTCTCAACCGTGATGACTTCGGCCGTCTCTCCACCGGGTGAGAATGTCAGGATGTCACCAGCGGTGACGTTCCCCGTCTGTCCATCAAATTTGAAACTGTGAGTTGTTCCCACAGCAGGCCCGGTCCATGTGATCGCTCCACCGGAGGCAACCGCCGCATCTTGCCGGAAGTACGCCGGGTAGTTGATAGGAGCTGCATCGCCGAAAGCGTCGGCAGTGACAGACCCCTGCGTCAGCACGTCGTTATCGGTGGGAATCGACCCCGAGATGAGGCCGCAATAGAGTTTCCCAGTCAGTCCCTCGTCAACCGCCGTGACGATGAACCCGACGCTCGCCCCGGTATCCCATGTCAGGTTGACACCCTCTGCTACGAACGGGCCGCTGGCCTCGTTGTCGTAGTCCACCACGAAATACTGCGCGTAGCTCATAGCACCCTCCTCTGGACGTCACTCGTCCGAAATCATGATAGCAGTAATCGACAGTCCATCCACACTGTCTATCGTTCCACTCAACGGCGTTCTCTGGTAAAGCGGAGAGGTTGTCCCCTTCGCCGCGTATCCAGTCACCGCCTGAGAGTCGGAGAATACCCGTGAATCACTGACGATGCCAGATCCTGGCGTTTCCTCATCGATGAACACGGCCGTCGAAACGATCGTGCCCGTGGCCGGGGTTGTCGGAGTTCCACTCACCGGATAAGTATACTCGTCCACGCTGGTAACGGTAATTGTCTTGATTCGGTTGTACTCATTCTGATTCGCGCCAGAAATCTTCACCTTGTTGCCAGTAACCAGACCGTGCCCGACGTGCGCCACGTACGCCGTCGAGTCCGTGCGCGTAATCGTCACGGAATCGTTGTACGGGAAAGCTCCCGCGCCGTTGGCCATCAACGTGACAGCCGCACCCTCGATGGCCGTCAGAGTCGTGGAGTCGAGACAGGTCACCTGCGTGGTCACGGTATCCAACACGATATCCACGTCCGCTCCCGCACTCTTGTACGAGAAATTGCCGGTGCCACCGACGACGTTAATGGTTACGAGCCCCGTCGTTCTCGCGATGTAGAACGTGGAATTGTTCTGTTCATTCGAGGCACTAAACCCCGTGGTCGTCCAGCCGTTCAGCGTGATGGCCGTTGGGCTATCAAGTCCAAACTCGATGGCGTGGTGCGCGTTCGTACCCTTGCTGAACGTCATGTCGTCGAGGTAGCCATCCGGGTCCGTCGCTACGTTCCATCCGAGGGCAGAGGCGTCAGCGGCAACGGTCGATGCGAGAATCTTGGTTCCTGCAAAATGTCCACCGCCGCTAGTGACGAGCTTGCAACCCTGGAAGATGCAGTTCGTTATCGCGCTGGCCAATCGAAATGTAAAAACGCCCATGTCCGTGAACAAACATCCGTCCATCGAGACAGAGGCGTTGTCGACGACTTCAAGTTGACCAGGTGAAAGCGTGCCGAGCGCCTTGAAACTGATGTTGCTCCACTCCACTATGGAACTGGCGTGCCTGATCTCAATCCTGTTGAACGCCAGATACGTTCGAGGACAATCGTCTATCACGATGGACCGGTTGGAATCGATGAAGGTCACGGCGTTGCTGGCCGTTCCTACGGACATCAAGCCCTTCCACAAATAGGTTCCCATCTGCAAACTGAACAGGCCCCACCGTGCCAAGTCAGCATCGTTTGCAGTCGCCATTCCAGCGAACGTCCCATAGTTTCCCGTCTCGCCGTACTCAATCTTCAGTAGTCCACGCCCGTAGCGAATGGCGTCCACGCAGTGCGGGTTCCCCTTGCTGACCGCAGACAACATATAAGGTGCGGAGCAGAAGATGCGGTAGTTTCCGTCCACGGGTGTACCGACCAATTCGTCATAGGCATACGTCGGATCGATCGCGACGTTGGCCCAACCACCGTATGGATTTCGACCGGCATTGTTTCCCTGCGCGTTCCACAGTTTCACGTTCCCGGCGCTTGAACCGACTCCGAACCTCATACCTCCATCTGCCCAAACACCGATGGCTTTGGGAGCCTGCCAATACTGCCACGCCGAGAATACGAATCCAGATGTCCAACTGATGTTGCTGAGGTAGTCGAATTGCAACCCAACGGTTCTACCAGAGGCAGCACCAGTCGACTGCGACACGCAGTACGACCCTTGGATATAGGCCCGGTCTTCCTGAGTAGCCGCACCGCCGCTTGTCCGACCAGTCATCTCGGACCAGTTGGTCGTAGATTCGGCGTAGCTTACTTCTTGGAGGTCTGTCCCGTATGCGGCTACGGTCATGTTCTATCCATTACGGACTCCCGAACGCTATGTGCTTCCCGTACCCCGCGAGCACTTCCTGTACCGCATCGCTTCCCGCCCACCCGGAGCTTGCCGCAGCGGACGTGTCGGAGTATGTGACTGACTGGTCGCGCGTGCGTAGCGACGTGATTTGGTTCGCTCGCGCTGCCAAGTCATCGGCCGTGTACATCGGGAAGAGGTGTTGCAACACCAACGCCCGGCACGCCCAATTGATGAGCGGAGGCACTACGCCGTAATCGAGCGGCACCTGACTCCCGTCGCTCGTCTCGCCACCGATGGCACCACGGGTCGGTTCGCTGTATCCCCAAATCCCGTAGATGGTCGCGGCTTGCGAACCCTTCTCGAAAGTGCATGTGCCGTACCACAGCCGGAAGTAGATGTCGCTGTCCAAGTCGTCTGAAATCTTGAGTTGCGGCGCGGACAGGTCGCACATCTCGCCGCCTCGAAGATGTCGGTTGTAGACCTCCAACGTCGTGAGGTCCACCTCGAAACCGCCCGCGTCCATGTACAGCAAGGCAATCAATGGCTCGGGGAGTAGCAGCGTATCCGAGGTCAGCGGCACGTCGAACCGCTGAATGGCGAACCGAGGGCCGAACGCTCGCTTCGTCGCGCGCTCGATGTACCGCGTGGCCCAATCGATCGCCACCGTGACCCGAGCATCCGAGGCGTCCGCAACGGTCACGCCCTCCGCGCGAATCTCGGCTACCGTCGCGTACCCGTCCAACTGAATGTCCGTGATGGACAGCGGGATAGGGTTATCGGCGAGCGTCACCGGATTGTAGTAGACCGCTCGGTACAGGTACGTGGTCGCGCCGTTCGCATCGCTGTAGTGGTAGCGTTCAACGACGTCACGCAACGGAACGCGCGTGGTTGACCGCGAGACTTCGGTCCACGTCACCCCGACATCGATGCTGCGCTGTACCTTGATGCGGGTCCACCCGGCCGCGTAGAGCACGTCCGGGCTCGGTACGTCGAACGTGAGGCGGACGGCGGGCATGACCTAGGCGCTACGGTACTGGATATTCCAGTCGCCGTCGTTCGCGCCACCCGTTGCAGCAACGACCCTGACCCGGATGTACCTCGCCACGGCAAGCAGGTTCGCGTTGAAGTAGGTTCCACCGGGGGCCGCAACCGGGGTCGCGCCAGTGAGCGCCACCGTCACGTCCTGATAGACGCATCCGGCCGGGGCCGTCCCGTCATCCTGCATGGTCGCCGCGATGGTCGCCGTCACCGCACCCGAGCCGTTACCGAGCACGAATTGGAAGCCCGTCGACTGGTTACCGAACCGCCGCGAGATGTAGTAGTCGTAGGTGTTGTCGACGCCGTTGACGACCGCTGCGACCTGGACGAAGTCGGGAGTCTTGCCCTGCTCCATCGCCGCGACGATGTCATTCACGAAGCCTTGAATCTTGACCGGCTGAATCTCGACACGGTACAGACCCGCGAAGAGTTCCGCGTTGCCTGAGACGAGCGCCGCGTTGGTCGCCGTCATCTGCAAGTAGATGCGGTCCCCGGATTCGCAGTTGACCTCGAACACCTGACCGAGCGGTCCACCTACAAGGCAGTCGACCAGAATCGGAGGAAGCGACGTCCACCCGAGCGCGGCCACGGCACCGACTCCGGTCCTCGTCTGACCCCACAGCCACGGGATGACCTCGACACGACAGTTGAGCGCGGACGCCTGTGAAGCCGTGAAGCGCACGATGACCGATGACAGGTGCCGACAGTCCGTGCCCTGCGTCACGACGGTAGGAGCGGCTACCGGGACCACACCCGTGACGGTCTGAACGAACCCAAGCGCGCGTTCGGCGATGGCTAAGTTGCTGTTGTAGTTCTTCATCGTACCCTCGCCGCGCTACTCGCGCGAATTACTCCGCCTTCGGTGTAGCCCTCGTGTCCATCTCGCGCCGCGCCCAATCGCGCAACTTCGCCGCGCCGTTCTCGTGAACGAACGTGAGGTCATCGGCAGACAGAGACGTCTTGATGGTCTCCAGTTCCACGACTCCCATGCGGCTCGGCATCGAACGGTCGTTGACCGCCGCGACGATGGCGCGGAAGTCGGCGTCCTTGGTTTCGACGGGCTTCTCTTCCGCAGGGCCGTCCGACGTCACGTTGCGACCCTCTTCGAGAATCTGCTCAACCGTCTTGACCTGCGGCTCCTTGATGCGTTCGTTCGTACCGCGCACGCCCATGATGGGAGCCGGAACGCCCGACTGCCCAACCTGCGCCCGCGCCTGCGCCTGCTTGTCGACGGCCGTTTTCAGTTCCGTCATGTCCTCGGCTACCAGCTTGCGGAACACGGGGAGGTTCGGCTTGCCCGGCTGGCTGAAGTAGTAGCTGTCCGGCTGGTCCGGGTTCTTCCCGGTCAGCAACTCGAACAGCGGCACCGTCTTGTCGCCGAATTTGATGGGCTTGTTCGGTTCCTTGATGGGCACGATGGGGCTCGGGACGAACGTCGAACCTTTCGCCGCCATGCCAGCGCGAAACGACATGACGCCCGAGATAGTGAACCCCTTGCGGACGTTCCCCACCTGCGGGTTGTACTCTACCATTTGAACTGCGTAGACCTTGGTTTTCTCTGACATCTCTCTACTCTCCGTTTCTGGTCAATCCCCTGAGTAAAGGGGCAAACGGCCGCACGTTACCGAGGGGATCGGACAGTCCGTGCGGTCGTCGCCCGGGTTCCAAGCGATTACTCGCAGAGGAACGTCGCGTTGAACTCCGTCGCGGACAGGTTCGTGGACGGGGCATCGTGCCCGACGTCGACGTTCGCTTCGGTCATCACCTTGAGCAACTTCGCAGTGGACCCTACGACCGCCGTGGTGCTGAACAGGTAGACCGCGTTCGCCGTGCCGCCCGTGACCTGGAAGGACGCATTCGGCCCCTTGAGGTCCGTCTTGACCGTGACCTGGACGCCGTCGTCGTACGCCTGCAATCCCGCGATGGCATCGATGCTCGCGGCAAGATGCGCCCGCGCGGTGTGCGCGCCGGCCAGCGTGAGCGTCGCCACGGCCGCGCCGTTGAGCTTGTAGAGGATGGTGTTCGTGTCCTGGTCCGCCACCGGCCACGCGACAACCTGCGTGAGCAGGGTCGCCGGGGTCTCGGTGATGATCGGACGGTAGACGCCGCAGTCGCCCGGAACCACGGCCACCGGAGTCACGCCGCCGTCTTCGCAGGTCGTGCGGAGAATGGTCGTGATGGCCGACCCGCCGTCCGGGTAGGCCGCATCGCCGGTCCAACGAACCGTGCGCGCCTTGAGGGAAACACCGGAGCCGTCGCCAGCTTCGTTCGTCTGTGCCATCGTGACAATCGCCATTTCATCCTCCATCGGCGGTCACGCCGCCGTGATTCACTTCGTCCTCGAACGTTGGCGGCACCTACGGCGGGCCACCCATCCGCCAACCGAACTACGCGACCAGCACGTTCTCGATCTTGACCGCCGCCTCTTCCTCTTCCATCGCGCAACCGACGCGATAGGACCAGATGAAGTGGACGCGGCGAGCCCGCTTGTCCTGCTCCATCTCCATCATGACCTTGCGCCAGTAGGAGATGATGATGTTCTCGGGGTCGGTGAGAACGATGTCGGTCAGGTTGCCACCGATGCCGAGCGTGTTCGGCCAACCGCTGAGGGCCAGCAGGTCCACGTCGAGCTGCGCCATGCCGCCGCCGAGTTTCGTGAGCATCGCGTCGCCGAGCGCACCGATACGAGCGGACAACTCCTTGCGGTACTTCCGCATCTCGGTGTGACTCATCATGAACTTGAGCTTGTTCATCTGCCCCAGGAACTCCTCGGGCAGCGTGGACAGCGCCTCTTCGAACTTGTCGATGTCGATAGCCGCAGACAGCGCATCCACCGTGTTGGTCGTGACGAGCGTCCGCAGGCCGTCGAACGGCGTGAGGTCGAACGTCGCCGACGTGGTGTCGCCGTTCAACACGTTGTCCTGCGTGTCCTTCCCGATGAGCTTCCCCATGTACTCAATGAGGTGGGCTTCCAGGTTGTTCCGCATGACGTTGTCTTCGAGCTGCGAGTAGGTCAGGGAGCACTCCGCCACGAACTCGTGCGTCTCCAACTTGACCTCGGACAGCACCGGGGCGCTCCGCTGCGCCAGCGACAGCGCGTTGCCAGCGACGGGCTGGTAGTGCGCCACGCGCCCGACGAACTTTATCTTCGGGATGTACTCTTGCGTGCTGCCCTGCGTGATGGTCCGCGCGAGCGGAAGCAACTCGGTCGCCGCCACGGCGCGGTCAACGAACGTGTTGAACTTCGTCGGGGCCAACTCGCCGCCATCGGTCCGCAGCGCATCGTGCGCCAGATCGGCCTTCTGGATGAGTTCCTGGTTTGACAGTGCCATCTCTTCCTCCGTGCGGCGTTATGGCCGCCCTGTGTAACGGGACTTGTACGCCGTCCCGGCGGTTCCCTTGTCGACAACGGCCTCACCATTCGGGTGCATCCCGGCAAGTGTCGTCGCCGGACGTTGCACGCGAGATGTTTTCACGAGGGCCGTTTTCAACTTCGTCTCCAAACTCTTCACGGTCTCGACCAGCGTCGCGTTCTCTTTGTTGAGAGTTGCAACGCTATCGTTCGCTGATTTGACGGTAGCATGTAGCCGCTCTATTTCGTCAAGTGTCGTGTCGGGTTGCGGTATCGGAGTCGGCTCGGATTTCTCTACGAGTTTCGTCGACAACGAAGCGATTTCGGCACGCATCGCAAGGAACGCCAGATGGTTCTTCGCGGCTTCCTCTTTCGGCTTCTGCAACTCCGCCTTGAGGTCAGCGGGGAGCAAGGCGTCAACCGGGTCGGATTCGTCGTAGGAGACTTCCACGCCGTTGTCGAGCGCCGCACGCACGATGCGAGCGTACACGCGGGCGCGAGATGCGTCTTTCGTGTACTCCTCGTATGCCTGCCTGAACCGGGCAAGCGCGTTGCGGATGCGACCTAAGTCCACCGCGTTCGATGCGTCCCCTGTGGGGTACTTGAGGTTGACGGGATCGCCGTACATCGCTTCTGTCGTCGGCGAGTCCGCCGGATACGACAGCGCGGCATCCTCTCGCGCCTCGATACCGTAGGACGTCGCGCGCTCCGACAACGCCTTCTGCTTGTCTTCGTTCTCTGCGTCCGCGTCCGGCACGCGCTTCGCGATTGCACCCGTGCTCTTGAGCGCGAAGTGATGGTCACGCCCTCCGTGGTTCGCACCGTAGTCCACCAATGAGATGTAGAACGGACGCACGTTTGTCAGTCTTGTGACGTCATCGTCCTTCTCTTCGGGCTTCTTTTTTCCGCCGCATGCCATGGTTTCAACCTATCTGCCAATGCGAATTGTCCGCAGCGTAGGCCACGTAGGTCAGACTGTTCACCGTGTCAACGCACTGGTCGCCGACCTTGGACGCCGTGACGTTCAGGTTCGGATTCCCTGCCCATGTGTAGATGTTCGGGACGTGTGTCGCGACCAGGCTTCGCAGCATCGCCACGGCACCTTGGCGGATGCCGACCACGATTTCATTTATCGCAAGCGCCGTCTTCGTGGACGCCGCCGCCATCGCCAACACGACCGGAGCCGAAAGCGGGCGAGCCGCAAGCGTCACGTACATCAAGCCAGGCGTCGGGCAAACGATAGACCCCGCGTTGATGGTGATGGTTCCGCCGTTCGTCCCGGACCGCAGCACGATGTTGCTCCCCCACGCGACCGTGCTTGTCCCAACGTCCACCGTCCACGGTGCGCCGTCCTCGGTGATTTGGATGTCCGCGTCCTCGCGCAACGCTTGAACCCACGCATCGATGGTTTCGAAGTAGCCACCCGCGTTGTTCATCGTCGCGAAGAACGGGTCTTCGAATTCGTCCGGGACCGGCGTCACCATGAGGGTAGTGAAAGCCATCGCTACGCTGCCTCACCGTCTGCGGGAACCGTCTGCCCAAGGCCGCCGATGCTGTAGGCGTTGAACGTGCCGTCTTTGATGGCCGCCCAATACTTGCCGTCCGTCTGCCACTTCGTCGTGGACAGCCACGTGCCCACCTTCACGGCGTAGTCGCCAAGCATGAACTCGGCGCGGCAAATCCAGTTCTCAACGACATCCACCCGCTCGTCCATGATGGCTTCGAACGAGTGCATGAGGTCCACCGAGCCACCGTTGCAGGCCCAATAGATCATGGCCTTCTCGATGTCCTCGGCAGTCGTCTTCTGCTTCTGCGTGTCGACAGTGTCGGGCTCCATGACGATGCCCGTCGCCAGCCCCATCTCCGTCTCTTCTGCCTTGACGATGAGACTGCTACACAACACGCCGAGCATGGTCGCATTCATCATGGCCACGCGCTTCTCAACCGGCTTGAACTCCGGCTTCGGCGGTGCCTGCGGCGACATGAACACGACGTCTTCGGACGCAACGCGCTTGACGCTCGGCACGAGGTCTATCTCCGCGACCTTCGTGAGCACGCACCCGTCACGAGGCGCACCGAGAGGCGAGCCCGTGTAGTCCGCCGCCGCCTTGGAGATGGCGTCCGTCAACGGGTCGCCAGACAACACGGTAACGTCCGCGCCGTCCTTGTCGAGCCCTTTGTAGATGGAGAGCGGCATGGACTACTCGGCTGCCTTGCCGGTGTAGCGGTCCTTGTAGGAGCCCACCGCCGTCGAACGCTTCGCAGCTTTCTTGTCGACGGGCGTCCCCTTCTTCCAACCACACTCCGGGCAAACGTCCTCGCCACCCATCGAAGCGCCGCACTGCTCACACGTGTCGGCTTTCGCAGCCGCAGCGGCGGCGTCCGCCTTGGCCTTCTCTTCGGCCGCTTTCTTCGCGGCCTCATCGGAGACCTTCGCGGCATCGGCCTTCACGGTGTACGCCGACTTCACGGCCTCGCCGACTTCCGCGACCATGGCCGCGTCGGGAGGAGTCTCGGACTTGCCGAGCGCGTCACAAGCGGCAACAACGGCCGCGCCGATGTCGTACTCACCCTCGACGGACTTCGCCGACAGCAACTCGACAGCCAGCGACACCGCGATGCCCTGCTTCGTCACGACCGCATCGAACGCCGCCTTGGCGGTGACACCAGAAGCGAACGCCGCAACCGCCGCGTCGATCTTGTCCAGTTTTGCGTTGATGGCCGTGAGGTCCACCGGAACCGGCTCCTCGGCGAGCACTTCGATTTCGAACTCCGCGTCCGCCTTCTCGACTTTCGACGCCTTCTCGAAGTTGGCCTTGAGCACCGTGGCACGGTCGGCGTTCGGCTTCGCCATGAGAGCGTCCGTCTCGGACTTCGCGAACTCCGTGAACTTCGCCAGCGTCATCGTCTTTTTCTCGGTCTTCATCGGTTTGTCCTCCGTGGTTCCGGTACTTTGAAAACGTCTCCGGTCGGGACCGGAAATTCAAGACCCGCCAGTTCTACCGGCAAGGCCGTTGGAAGAAACGTCAAGGCGCGCGTCACTGACATGCCGCCGTCTCCGACACACCGCAAAATGAAACGGACGGCCGTCTCGACTCGCCGTTCAGCCTCAATTTTCGACATCGATTCAGCATTGCCGAATGACTCCTTGACGGCCTTTACCACCCCCAAGGTAGCACGCTGCAACGCCTTGGGGTCAAGAGCGAGGTCGGCAAGCGAGGCTAGACCGATGGGCTTTCTAATGATGATTTCCAATTCAATCCCCTTTCAGATTACAGGAATAGTCGTGCAACGACACGACATATGAAATGGTGGTAGCGCAACGCCCGCCTCGGTTGCAAGCGCATCGCCTGAAACAATCGGTTCGTGACGTCCCGCATCGTTGAAGCGCGCGATGTCAACGCCACGGTCGGTACGAAGAACCTTGCGCCCGGTCTCTGCGTCTAGCTTCACTCCGACAAACGGATTTGCCTCTCTGAGTTCCGCAATGTTCCTCGCTTCTGCAACCGCCTCTTGTATCTTGCTCGCGTTGGATACGGTAATCACCTGACCATTAAGATAACCGCAGACCGCGCACATCCTCTCGTCTTCAAGTGCAACGATTTCGTATCGTGTAACTTCGGCGTCACGGTATGAAGCAGTCTGCGAAATCGACCGCGCCCGTTCGATGGAATTGCTCGCCACGACATTGGAGTAGTTCACCCCGTACTTCGCCCACATCTCGGGAATCTCGGCGCGCAGTTCCATGCCGATGGCCTCGCGCCCGAGCCCGTCCCGCAATCCACGCGCCACGATTTCCTTGCCCCGCACCGTCAATGCCTCGGATTCGAGGCCAAGTTGGTCACGCACGAACAACCCGGCTTGCTCGCCCACCGCGTTCACCGCGTCAAGGTCCGGCTGCGATAGCGTTGCCGAGATGCGCGGCAGCATGGATTCTTTCAGTCGCTCGCGGGTCAGTTCAGCGAACGGCACGGCGTGCGCCGTCGTGGTCTTGCGCCATTCGGAGATGAGGCCGCGCACGTCCGCTTGCCGGAACGCAGCGACAGCCGCCGCCCACACGCCCTCGCGTTGTGCCTCCGTCATGCTCGCCCACTCGGCGGATTTCAGGCGGTCCGTGAATCGATGGAACTCTTCGTCGGACCACTCCTCACGCACCTTGGCAAGCGCCGCCGCGAGTTCCGCCACGGCCACCGATTGCGCGTCGACTGCCGCCGCTTCCTTGCGGACGCCGTTCGTGTCGACGTACCAATCGTGCCGGTCCGGCCGGTCCACCTCGTCTATCGTCTCGATTCGCTGCCACAGGATTTGGTCGGACTCGCCGATGGTCAAGGCGCGGTACAGGTCCACCGTCGCGCCCGGTGCCGTCATGGACTTCGCGCAACACGAGCACGACTTTGCAGGCAACGCCATCATGGCGTGACGCCTCGCCGATTCGATGTTAGCCGCGTTCAGTCGTTGCGGGTTCTGCCTGCCATCGGAACTGCGCACGACCATCGAGAACCCGTATGCAGCGCGCCACGTGTCCGCCCTGACCTTGAGCGCAGCACACGCTACCATCCGCTGAGAGTAATAGCGCAGCGGCCACAGAGTAGCGTACCCGTCGTTTGCACGGGTTCGTATCACCGACTAACCTTCGGCCAGATGTCGGCGAACGTGCCGAGTTTCACACGTTTCTTCGGCTTCTCGACGAACTCGGGTTCTTCATCGCCCTTGTCCGTGGACGGGTTCGGTCGGTCCTCGTCTTGGTCGTCACGGTTTCTTTGCTTCGACTGTGCCACTGGTTACGCCCCTCGGTTTGCCTTGCACGCCTGGAATCGCCATGGCGCGCTCCATGATGTCTTCGCCTATCTTCGCAGGCGGAGCGCTCGTCACAGCCCGCCCCGCGTTGATGTAGAACCACTCGCCACACCGCGCCGTGCAACCGCACCGCATCGGCTGGTCGAACGTTGGCGCGGCCGAATCGCCGATCTGCGCGGCGTAGACGTGAACCCGCTTTCCGCAGAACGGACAGCACAAGCGCCAGTTGTTCGTGGGATGCCCGTGGGGGTCAACATGCCGGATGATTTCCCCAGGCCCCGGTCGTGCGTATCCCGCGCGCTCGGGAGTCGGTAGGACGTGGTACAGGCCGTCGTACATGGTCTACTGATTTCCAACTTCCAGAGGTCGAACGGCCGCTAACTCGTAGCCGAACCGCGCGAAGTAGTCCTTCAAGATGCCTTGCGCCAGCGCTCGCTTCTCGGGTGTACCGTCCGGTCCGAACGCTCCAAGCAATTCCGCTCCCACGCGGTCCGCCGGGACGCCGAATTGCTCTGCCGCCAAGCCCGCCAGCGTCAACGCCAACGGCTGCGTCATCCAAGGCGCGTCTATGGGGTCGAGTTCCACGTTGAGGCCCTTGGCGGCGATGCTGCGCACGTCTGCCGGGGTGAGCCCACCTCGGTTGGCGAAGATGTCCGTGGCTCGTGCGAGCTGTTCCGGGTCCGTCGTGTCCGGTCCGTTGCTAACGAACTTCCACAGGTAGACACCGAGCGCTGGCATGAGCCTCGTGTTGATGGTCCAGTCGAACCCGGCGCGTGGTGTCGAGAAAACGTGCGTGTTCGCGAACTCAATCGAGGCGTAGGCGTTCGCCCGCGCCAAGGCGTCTTGCACGTCACCGGTCAGGATGCGAGGCAGGCGGAACGCGCTCCGCACGTTGTCGCGCTCCGCAGCGCAGTAGAGCAGATGGGTCGCGTCCTCTTTCATGTCGCCTCGGAAGGACATCCATTCGATTTTGGGCTGTTCAACCTTCTCCCCACGCGCCCCCGGAGGTGCGACAAGCTCAATGATGAGCGGGGTGTGGAAGTTGGACCGCCCTTTGATTTTCGTGCGGATGTGGTTCTCCAGTTCCTTCCGCACGTCCTGACTCAAAATGCCGCCGATGATAATCCACGCGCCCGGCGGAATGCACTTGTCATCGAAGTAGGTGAAGTTGACCTCTTCGGCCGCGCGGATACCGAGCACGTTAGGAACCTGCCCCATCCACAGCGGCTCGCCCAACACGGACAGCGCGGAGTGAAGCGGGAAGTACAGCACCTCGGTTGCCGGGATGGGCTTTGCTGCTGTCCTCCCGCCCTTAACCGTCTCGGCGCGCACCATCTCGGCTTCGGTCTTGTACCACTTCCCCGTCGCTTGCGAGATGCAACGCGGGTCGCCGAACTCCTTGAAGTATTTTCGCACCGCGCCGACTTGCTGAACGTAGATGCTGAATTGAACCTCTCGCGACACATCACGATTCGAAATCGGAGATATTGGAACCTGAACGTCCACCTCGACCGGAGGCGGCTGCTTTGCCATCGGGAGGATGGTGTGCGCCGCGATGTAGCCGACCTGTGTCGGGTCGCCCGTAGCGTCTCGCGCGAACTCGAACACGCCGTGACCTACCCCGTGCTGGTCCTTCCGCATCCGCTGGCGAAGCTCGATGAACGGCGCACCCGTCGGCGCGGACTCGAACCACGCCTCGGCGCGGAACTTCTGGATAGGCAACTGTCGAGACAGGATTTCGAGGCGCTCCGCAACCTCTTCGTCCGGCACGTCGTAGTCCGCTTCCCACTCGTCATCGCCGCTTTCCTGTGCCGCCTCTCGCGCTTCCGCCTCGCGCTCTAGCACGATTGCAGCGCGTATCTGGTCCTCAACGTCGTCATCACCCAGGTTGATGCGAGCCTTGAATTGATGTCCCCACCCGTCGATTCCCGTTGCCATCGCGTCAAGGCACTGAGGCAGGATGGAAGATTTCTCGACGATGGACAGCAACGACCCCGGCGGATACCGAGGCGTCAACGCACCTGAGTTGGTCCACGCCTCCGTCTGGTCAACCATCGCTTGTAGCGCTTGTTTGGCAACCTCTTCGTCGCCGCCGGAACTCGCGCGGGCTATCAGTTGCAGCGAGGCTTCGCTATCTGTATTCGTCGTCGCCGTCTTCGGTTTCTTCGTCACGATTGTCCTCCGGCCGACTGGAATCGTCGCCGCTTCCCGCTCTCCCGACTAGGGTAGCACCTCGCGCCGCCCAACGGTCAAGCGCGTAGTATCGCGCTGCGTCCAAATTCTGAGTGAGACTGTCGACGCCGTCATCGTGAGCCGCAATCCCGAAATCGAGAAGTTGCTCAATGAGGTTGCCACGACTCGGGTCGAACTTCTCATTGTCCGGGTCCAGGTGGTCCAGAAACACAACGTTGCCGCGTTCGAAGAACGGCGTTACGGCCGTCAACCGCTGCAATTTGTTCCCCTTCGTCGTGAGGTTCTTCACGCGCTCGATGATTCCAACGAGGTGCGGCGCGTCGTTCAACACCCATGCGGCGAGGTCGTTGCCGATGGACTCGATGAGAATTTTTGTCGGTCGCCACTTGTGATACGACGCTTGCACCCACGTCGATTGCTTGTTCCGCGACACCTTGCGTTGCTCACCATCGAGGACGAAAACTGTTTCCGATTTCTGGTGAATCGCGATGACCGTCTCGAACGTGAAGTCGTTTTCTTTCGCCACCTCGGTTGCAACGTCGTAGCTGATGTAGACTTCCAACTCTTCGCGTGGCGGCAACGCGGCGGCTCGCACGTACTCAATCGAACTCGGCTGGACCGGAGACTCGGATTCGTCTTGCGGCTTGTTCGCGAACCCACGGGCGTATTCGGTCGCGCCGATGAGCGCCCGCCTGTCCCTCAACCACGCCGCGCTACGGCGCTCCGGCCAGATGGAAGCGTACCCCGTGATAGCGTAGAAACAGACGTGCCAGTTTCCGCTCTCCATCATCTTGTGGTTGAGGTCGAGGCGATGCCACAGAGTGCATATGCACCACACGCGGGACTCGGGACCACCGAGGTTCAACCAGTCCGACTCCCACGCCTGAATCACAGACTCGCGCAACGCTGGCGTCGTGAGTGCGTTCCTGCGACCCACGATGTCGTCACCGATGAGAATGTCCACGCGCCCGCCGGTCGCGCCACCGAGCACGCCTTGTGCCTCAACGCTCGGGTCTTTGTCGATGAGCGTCCGCTGTACCGTGATAGACGTCTTCGACCAGTTGTCAGTCGACGGCTTGAGATTCGGGAACACCTCGTGTACGTGCGGGTTCTTCTCGATGTGCCGCTTGATTTCACCGAGGCGCTTGACGGCCGCCGGTTGGTCCTCGCAAGCGATCTTGATTCTCAAGTTCGGGTTGCGCCCAAGCTCCCAAATCACGCGGGCGATGACCACGCTACTTTTCCCGTGACTGCGAGGTGCGATAATCAGCACTCGTTTGTTTTGCTCAAGCGCCGAAATCCATTCGTCGTGAAACCACTGTATCGTAACAGGCCCACCGATTTCGCTGTCCTCGATGCAGTATTCCATGAACGCTGCGAAGTCGTTGCGTGCTGCGTGAATTCGCGCCCAACGTATCGACTCCATTCGGTCGTCTTGCTCGGCTAGCGTCGCGGGCTCGATGGACGGCCCCGGGGTGAACAGGTGCCCGACGGGTGGACGGTATTGCGGGTCAACAGTGAGGTCGACGGATGTCACGGGACGGCGGGCGTCTGCGTTACGGCCACTTCACCACCAGGCACCTCAACCGTTTCGACGCGGACTGGCTTGCAGCATGAGCACCGCACCGGGCCTTTACGCTGCCACTCCTTGCCGTTCGCCGTGGCGACGAGCTTCGTGTGGTAGCCGTCAATCCCGCGCCCGCCGCACTTCTTGCACGTGCGCTTCGGCAGATACTCGATGACGACCTTGGAGGACGGAGCGGGCTTCGGCTCGGATTCGGAGTTCACTTGGCAAACTCCTTCTCCGCCACGCGCCCCTTGGCCGTGATAGCGTAGGTGTACCGCACCCTGCCGAGGTCCGTCGTCTCCATCTTGCGCTCCATGTAGCCCATCTCGACAAGGCGGAGCAGAGCGCAGTTGGTCGTGGATACCAGGCCGTAGGGGTTGCGCCCGCCGTAGGTGGACTTCGTGTCGGCGCACAGCGCTTCGGTCAACGCCATCGCCGACCATCGGCCGGGCAGACGGGATGTCAACCGCAGTATCGCGGATTGCATCCGACGGTGGTTTCGCGTCGTCTTGATTCGTGCCATGCGCCCAATGTAGGGCGCGCGGTTGGAATTGTCAAACGGGATAGGCTAGCGGTCGGCGTCGCGCTCAACCTCCGCTCGCATCAACGCATCAATCCGGGCGCGGTTCGCACGGGCAAGCGCAATCGCCTCGGCACGAGTCACGGGCACGCCGTCAAGGTCGTGACACTCGATAGGCGAGTCGGCGTAGACGTCGCGGTCAGTGGGAGATTGGAAGTTCAACCGCGCACGCAACGGGTGAATGCCGAACCGCCAAGCGTCTCAGCGTGTTGACATAGAGGGTCTGATACTTCCGTCGCACCTAGGTATGAGCAATAGTATCTAAACGTATCAGCCGCAAACATCGGATTATACCCCAACTCCGCGTACCCATAATCCGACCACAGGCGGTGCCCACAATCCGTCCCGGCCCACGCGGGCCAGTCGCACTCGAACGGAAACTCAGGCAGGATGATAGGGTCGTCGAGTCGCCACAGCGCCGCCATCTCATCTTCAGTCGGCATCCGCCAATCGTCGAACCCCCCGAGCGTCAACGGCTCGCAGTAGTACCAGAAGCCCCACGCCCAATTGCCCTCGCTGGAAGGGCTCACAGTGGCCTCCCAAACCTGCCCCGTGTCGGGGTCGCACACCGTGCCGGCGGGCATCTCGACGAAGCCACAGGCGTTGACGTCGGGGCCGGTGTCGGTGTCCGGTCCCGTGTCGGTGTCGCTCCCCGTGTCGGTATCCTCTGTCTCGGTGTCGACCTCGGTATCCGTATCAGGCGGGTCGATTCCCGTGTCGGTATCAGGGCCGGTATCCGTATCTTCCGTCCCCGTGTCCGTCTCGGTATCGACCGTTTCGGTTTCCGTATCGGTCGTCTCCGTCTCGGTGTCCTCGGTTCCCGTATCCGAATCAGAGTCCGTGTCGGTGTCCGTGTCGGTGTCCGTGTCGGTGTCGGTTGAGGCGTCCGGACCCGCGTCCCCGTCGCTGTCGACGTCCGTGCTGGCATCCTCGCCAGAGTCCGCGTCCGTGTCCCCGTCGCTATCCCCACCGTCCGGGATAAACGCCGTCTGCGGGCTCGCCGAGCACCCCCAAAGCAGAACCGCCAGAATCGTCGTTGTAGTCTTCATTTTCGCACCTCTATATCTAGCATAGTGCTACGGGTTGCACGTGTCAAGTTGTTTCGCGTCGATCTTGTGACGGCACGTCGTCACGGCTTTATTACACGCGCCAGACTCGTCTCGAAAAGCGCAGGGGGACTCGGCAGGCTTGGCGCACCGGGGCGGCTGGCGAGGCGGTAGAGTGATTGGGCGGGTCAGTTCATCGTCGCGGTCCATTCGGGAAGTCTAGCACGGGACGGGCGGACGGTCACACCCCGCCGTCGGGGTCGGGAGAATGGTCAACCTCGTCACTGGCCGGGTGCTCTACCACGGCGGGCGTCTCGCTCACGCAGCGGCGCTCGTACTCTGCACTCCAATTTCTTACCATCGCTCCCAGAATGGTCGCCGTCGTCGCCGCCGCGAGCGTCGTCGCGCCCAACCCGATGTCCCACCCCTTGCGCTCGGCTCCCTCGGCGTCCTTTGGGATGATCGTCGCGAGCCCGCCCGCTCCGGTCAGCCCGACCAGCCCGAGCACCACGGCGCTCGCCGCGTCTCGGCGTTCGAGCAGCCGCTGGCAGTCCGCGTCGGCCGCGGCTTGGAGCTCCGCCGGCATCGATGCGAGGTCACCGGAGAACTCGGTCTCCGCGAGGTCGTATTCCGTGGCCGTGAGTTGTGAGTGGGAGGAGGAGATCGGCGTGATCGGAGTTACCGACCGTGCCACCGGGCTGCATCCCCCAAGCAGCACCGCGAGCGCGACGAGGCAGAAGGCGACAGCCACGAGCCCGTAGGCGACGGCGAAACGGTCCAGGTGTGATTCGAGGCGCGACTCGGCAACGGCTGCGTCGACCAGTTGCTCGTACCGTTTGATGAGATCGTCGGTGGATTTCGGTTTCATCCTATCCTGCTCTCTGCGATTTCGAACTTATACGCCCAAACCCACTTCTGCGCGTCGTCGTTCCAGGAACCCGCACCATAGAGTTGATCCCAATACGTTCCGAACCACCATGACGGGCGCACACACTCCGCCTCGGGGAATGGACTCGGGTCAGTTCGCGCCCAGTGCATCATCCCCTCGTCGATTGCGTCCGCGTCGCTGATCTCGCCGAGCCGTTCGGCCTTCACCTCGGTGATCCGCAGAACGAACGGCGCCAGCGCGGCCGGCATGATGCGAGAAGTGTCCCAACAGCGCGTCGCGTCTGGTTCGCGAAACCGATAGACGGTCTTCTGGAAATAGGCGTTGAACGCGCACGTCGCCGCCACGAGGGAGCCGACACGGTGGCGGGCGGCGAGGTGTACGGTGCTCCATACCAATTCCGGCGCGAGGTCTGACCGCGTCCACCGCTGCCAGCAACGGTCCGGTGTCGTTCATTTCGCAAGTCGGCTCGTGCATGACGCCAACCCCGATGTCAATTCCCCCGCAACTACATTTTCGTTCCATTATCTTGCACCTTGCTGAGACTCGGCAAAGCAGATCTGCAAGAGCGGCAGATGCGCTTTGGCTGTGTGTGTTCGACATCTCCTGTGAGCCAGTGTCCGCATGCCGTGATTATCCAACCAGAATTGGAAGAAACCACAATATGACCTACTCCACTGACTACTGTCCAAGCAGTTATGTCCACGATTTTCATTTCAGATTATCTCCCCTGATCAGCACTGGCACATCCGTGTCCTCTATAATTGCCGTGCCGGGCGCGAGGGAGGAGAGGATTCTCGTCTCGGGATTGATGAACATCTCCTCTTGCAATGCTGCGATCCATCCTACCACAGCACTCATTTCACACCGGAGTCGGGCCGTGCGCGCAATCTCCTTCGCCTTCCGCGCCCTCCCGATGGCTCGCTCCATCGCGTCGTGCGCCTGTCTCGACACGTCCCGCGCGCCCTCCTCCACGCCCGCAGCGTGGCCGAGGAGGTAGCCTTCGACGAACATGACCCGAGCATAATGAGGCATCTCCGGGAAATGGTTCATGTGGACGGCGTCGTAGTCTCTTGCCGCCGCAGCGGCTTGGGCGCGTAGGGTGCTAGTCATGGGAGGGCTCCTTTTCATCGAACGCTGTGCCGTCACCAGTGGGCATGTTTTTGCATCTCGGACACTGGCCGGGACGAAATTGGAACGGTGCACCGCGTCTTCGCGGTGTTTCGGTCCCGGTGGTCGGGACGGTGTACTCCCACCATAGACCATCGGTGAATTTCGCTCCGCACCGGCTGCACGTGATAAGCACATCACCCATCGGTCGGCCTCCATGTGTTGTAGGTCACGAATCTGCAATCCTGTGGTTTTATATCTCTCGTCAGTCGCTTGCCGCTCTTGGGTTCATGCAGACTAATACGACCGTTTCTTGTTCCTCCAACGTAAGACTTTCCGTACTTCGGATGCGATACCAGGGAGCCACGCTTGAATCCAAGACTACGTGTACTGCCGTATGGTTTCCGCACTCCGCCAATCGCAGGCTGAAGCACATGCAGTTGTCGTCTGTGAAGTCGGATTGGGGAGATACACAACATCGCCGTGTTATCAGGCGTGATGTGGCCACCAACGTACCAATTTGCCAGCACCCAACTATCCACGCAGTGCGCCTCGAACACATTCGACATCTTCGACTTGGACTTCTTCAAACCGGCCGCTGTGCGCATCTCGGCCGTCTCCCATCCTTGCTTCAAATGCACACTGCCAAACAGAGTAAGTTCCTCGTAAAACCACGATTTGCCCACTTCTAGTGGAGAGAAACTTATATCCCATCGACGCTGCCCCTTCGTGAGCGCCTTGATGTCTTCGACAACGAAATTCGTTATCGGAAATGCCTTCGCCAGTTGAGCGACGATCCTCAACTTCCACTGCCAGCGTGCCTTCGTTGATGGAGGAAGGCAACCACGCGCACGGTTCTTCCGATTCTCTCTGCACGGAGTTTTTCTGAATCGTCTTGCCCTGCGCATGTTTCGCTTGATTTCTACGGCATCCTTCACCCACGTCACCGCATCGGCTTGGATGTTCAGGAACGTGTGGGCTTCCGACTTCACCGTGAATCCTTCCTTCTTCGAACCAGGATCGATACCCACTGCGATCTCCTGCTTGACCTGTGCCGACGGCTCCCGGTTCAACCGCACGCAAAAGATCCCACGCACGAAGAACGGCGTTGCCTCTCCATACTTCACCCATCTCCGCGCTCTACTCGGCGTCGTTGGCATCAACGGCACCCCATCTGAACCAACCACCAGAACGTAGGTTTTTATCGCTGTAAGCCGGGAACCTTTAACCCGTGTTTGCACCCCATCGAGACTGGCCGACAGAGAGGTCGGGGGCTTGGGGAGCACCTCCGACGTCGTCCTCCCTGCCACGGGAAGTCGGCTCAGTTGCCTTCGAACGGCAGTTACCTTGCTGGTCCCTACCTTGGCCACTCTAGTCTCCCTCTTTCCCCTGTCCGTTTCGCGTTGGCATCGCTACTCCTTCCAAGCCGCCCGCTTCCGCGGACGGTAGTTGACCGGTCGGCTCCTTTACCGCGAGGTAGATGTTGGCGACGTCCACGATGGACGAGTCGTCCGGCACGCCGTCTCTATTTAGGCGCACGAATTGGCACACGGGATGCTGCGCCGCAAGCCACTCCGCGAACTCTCGCACCGCATCCTCGCGAGCGGCGGCGAGTTGCTGTATGCGCGTCCGCAGTTGTGGCACCTGCGCTGCTGTATATTCCGCCTTCTCCGCGCGGGCCAAGGCGGCGGCGTTGATGGAATGCAAATCGACGATCTCTATCAGCCGACCATCCGCAACTCCCTTCCACTCGTTTCGGTCTGCTTCCAGTTGTTCCGCCCTCTCCCGTTCCCCCGCCAGCGCCGCCTCGCTTGCGGCTAGGCGAGCGGTGAGGGAGGAGATCTCGGCGTCGGCTGATTTCACGTCGTCCTCCAGACAATGCGGGCACGGTGGCGGATGATCGTGCTCTGAACAATGGTCACTTCCGTGTCCCATCTCACCCCTCCTTCGCCGCGATGGTAAAGAACTCCTCGTACACCTGGTTGCCGTACTGCCCTCGCGTGAGGTCGATCACTTCCTTCACGGTGTACCGAGCTTTGAGCTTGCCGAGGTGCGCCGTCACGAATGAGCGGACACCCGCCTCACACGCACCCGTTATCACCCGGTAGCTTTCCACCGCCTCCTTGCCCGTTATCTTGCGGTCCAGCTTCCATCCCGCGTACACGCTCTTGTCGCGCTGGCCCACCTTGTACAGCAACGACTCCCGCGCTTCCTTGATCGTGTCGCCGTGCGAATACGTGCCGTCGGACTCGATGCAGTAGGTGACCTTCGTCTTGCCGACAACGCGGATGATGTGGACCTTCGCACCACCGCGCAGATCTCTGGTGCTCACGATCTCAGACAAAATGCCGTCGGCGAACAGGAAGCCCTTGTGGCGGAACGCACGGCCAACACGGGCGCGGGCAACGGCGTCTCCACATTCTCTCTTCGTCAGCTTCGGGAACGAGGCCTTCGTGTCCGCGCCGCGGCAATAGAGCCAGCCGCCCACCGTGCTCAGCTTCGGGAACGAGGCCTTCGTGTCCGCGCCGCGGCAATCGAGCCCGCCGCCCACCGTGCTCAGCTTCGGGAACGAGGCCTTCGTGTCCGCGCCGCGGCAATAGAGCCAGCCGCCCACCGTGCTCAGCTTCGGGAACGAGGCCTTCGTGTCCGCGCCGCTGCA